GGGCGGCCGGGGTGGTCATTAGCCCCTTTGTACATTTTTGGTGAAACTCAGTTTTGCCTTACAATCTACACTTACAATACGACAAACGAAGCTCATAAAACATTGCAAACAATAAAATTACACTTATATACTAAATATAGTATGTAAAGTGTTGTGTAACGCAACCAGTGCGTGTACTCTGGCCCCTAGTCTGGAGATTTAATGGCGAACATACTTATGTCCCCCAACCCGACACACGCTAAAAGCCCTGCTGCAACACGCCGCGTCCCTGTAACGCTAGACGATTTGCGTGTTATGGAAGAGGCGATGTTTCAAAACGCTGACGCTCGGTTCACTACAACCCAGCGCGTGTTTTTTGAGGCGTTACTGTCACACCCCACCCTCGATGTGATTGCTGCGGCGAACATATGTTCGATAAAGCCGAAGAAAGCAGCGGCGTGGGTGGCCCAACCTACGGTTCAGGCGGCCCTAAACCACCTGTTGACCGCGCGAATGCAAAAACTGGGCCTTAACAAAGACTCACTGCTCGCTAAAATCGTGAACTTGCTAGAGATGTCAATGGGTGAAGCCCCAATCATCAAAAGTGGGTATGACAAAGAGACCCAAACCTTTACCTCACAGGCCGTTAAAGAGACGGACTTGGGCGCAGCGGCCCGATTTACAGACCAACTGTCGAAACACTTCCAGTTGTATGCCGCCGAAGGTACATCAGGGCTAAATGTCAGCCTAAACCTCGTAATGGGGGACGACACAAGCACCGAGCAGCCCGAGCTACTTGTAGCCACGCAGGGATTAACGTCCTTAGAAGCGGATGAAAACGACGAAGGGGACTCTGATTGAGCGCACCGCCACCCGTTACCCTTGATTACACCGCATCAAAGACATTTAAAGGGTTTCACACGGACCGAGAGTCGTTTGTCCGTGGTATGCGCGGCCCTATCGGGTCCGGTAAGAGCGTAGGGGCGATGATCGACCTTGCGATGGAGAAGGCACTGGCCCAAAAGCCCAACGCGGCAGGGCTACGCAAGACCAGAATGGGTATGGTCCGCGCGACTTACCCAGAGTTGAAAAGTACAACGCTAAAAACCTTTCAAGACTGGCTGCCAGACTCGATCTGCCCAGTCAAACTGAACGAATCACCGATTACCGCACGACTGACCCTGCCCCTACCGGACAAAACGGTAGTCATGGCCGAGTTTGTGTTCATCGCGTTAGATAAACCCAAGGACTTGGGCAAGTTACTGTCGCTTGAACTGACAGGCGCGTTCCTTAACGAAGCAAAAGAGCTAGACAAGGCAGTTGCAGACACTATTACCTCTCGGGTAGGGCGATATCCGTCCGTGCGAGAGGGCGGCCCAAGCTGGTCAGGGGTCATCATGGACACTAACAGCCCTGCGGAAGACCACTGGTACGCAGAGCTTGAGCAAAACCCACCGGAAGGGTGGAAGTTCTATCAACAGCCTGCCGCATTGTTGCGGTATAGGAAAGGCGACACCCTGTTGATGGACCCAGAGGTTACAGGTATCACCAAAGCACGGTGCGAGAGTAGTGGCTTTGAGCCTAACCCCGCCGCAGAGAACATACAGAACCTCCCCGGAGGGTACGACTACTATTTTAACGCCATAGGCGGCAAAGACCCGAACTGGATACGCGCCTATGTGCTGAACGAGTACGCCACTGTCCGCGACGGGATGCCAGTATATGGCGAGACGTTCAACGAGCGGATACACGTTGCTAGTACCAACCTGTGGCCGATCAAAGACAAGCCGATCTACATCGGATTGGACTTCGGACTCACCCCCAGCGCCATTTTTGGTCAGTACATTGACGGGCAGCTCCGTATTCTTGACGAGTTAGTAGCAAAGAGAATGGGGCTAACCGATTTTATAGCGACGTCCATGATGCCGTTGATCGCAGAGAAGTATGCCAGACACGAGCGCATATATGTCGGAGACCCCTCTGGCAATGCGGCGGGAGACACCGACGAGGTCAGTTGCTTCCAAGTAATGAGGAGTACAGGCATGGCGGTTGTCCCTGCCTCGACCAACGCCATCGAGCCAAGGTTGGAATCGGTACGCCACTTTCTAATGCGCCTCGCCCCTAAAGGCGAACCCGCGTTTTTACTGAGTGCGCACTGTTCAATTTTGAAAGCAGGCTTTATTGCAGGGTATCAATACGCGCGGGTCCAAGTTTCAGGTGAAGCCCGATACCGAGAGAAGCCCGACAAGAACAAATTTTCCCACCCCCACGATGCGTTGCAGTATCTGTGTCTGAGGGTGTTGACCGCGATAGCGCGGGAGAAAAACAGCGGACACACTTACGCACCACTACAGGTTGCCGATATGAGAACAGGATACTAAATGGAATCGCCCCTAGACGAGAAGAAGGTCGCTGGTTTAGACCCGCTGTCTTTGCTTGGGCATTCACTTTCTCTGTCGCTCAAGTCAGTGATTGCCAACCGCTCGGTTATCGAGCAGCGTTGGATCGAAGACCTTCAGCAATATATTGGCGAGTATGACCCCCAAACGCTCAGAGCGATGGAGGACAACAAGCAGTCAAGCGTATTTTTGAACATCACTCGCATTATGGTTAACCAGTCAGTAGCACAGATAGCCGACTTGTTGTTTCCCACAGACGATAAGAACTACGGCATCTCTGCCACTCCAAACCCTCAGATAGAAGGCGACTTGAAAGACTCATCCCCCGCCCAAGTCCCGGGTGGCGGTCAAGTGATGGACGCCGAGACCGGAGAACCCATCTCCACAGCAGAAGTCGCCGCCCGAGCGCAGACAATCGCCAAAGACAAGGCGATTGCGATGGAGCGTGAGATAGATGACCAGCTTGTGCAGTGCGACCATGCGAGCGTTGCCCGCAAAGCATTGCATTGGGCGGGCATCTTCGGCTCTGCGATTATCGCAGGCCCAGAGCAGTTCACCACCACCCGACACAAGATGATAATGAAAGACAACGGCACAGGGGGCAAGAAGCCCGCCGTGACGTATGAGCCTCAAACCTCTAGCGCACCAAGAACACGCGCCGTTGCGCCGTGGGATTTTTACCCTGACCTCAGTGGCTCCACCATAGAAGAGTCCGAGTTCATATTTGAGCGCAGCTACATGACCCGCAAACAGATGCGCGGGCTGGTGAAGCGTAAGAATTACATAAAAGACAACGTCAAGAAAGTTCTACTCGAAGAAACGAAGACCATTGAGTTTGCAAGCAACGGCCACGTCAACGCACTGCGAAGGCTGACAGGCGGGACAGATCAAACGGTTGATAACCGATATGAGGTTTGGACATACCACGGTCCTATCTCTAAAGACGCGCTGCGAGAAGCGGGCGTGAAGATAAAGAAAGACGACCCGCTCGATGAGTTTGACGGCGTCGTGGTTTTTTGCGGCGGCTTTGTTCTCAAGGCGGTACTGAACCCCCTCGAGTCCGAAGACTGGCCCTACTCAATGTGGAACTGGGCAGTCGATGACTTCTGCCCGTTTGGTTTTGGCGTACCGTGGCTTTGTCGCAACGAGCAGGCCATCGTCAACACGGCATGGCGAATGATGCTGGACAACAGCAGCAAGTCCGCAGGCCCACAGATCGTTGCCAAGCGCCACGCCATTACACCCGCCGACGGCACTGAGACAATCTCGCCGTGGAAACTGTGGTACGCCGATGAGAGCATTACCGACGTCCGGTCTGCGTTCAGTGTTATGTCATTCCCTTCTGTCCAGCAGGAAGTCGGCAACATCCTCACGATGGCGCGAAACTTCCTCACCGAGACGGCAGGGCTGCCGCCACAGGTAGGGCAGGGCGCGGGCCAAGCACCCAGTACGCTGGGCGGCATGGCAATGATGATGAACGCCAGCAACACCGACCGCCGCCGACAAGTGCGCGATTGGGACGATAGCGTGACTAAGCCGCTTATCACACGTTTCTATTACTGGAACATGCAGTACCACAAAGACGAAAACATTAAAGGAGACTACGAAGTCCACGCACGGGGTACTAGCGCACTACTGTTAAGAGAGCAGCAGGCTATTAACCTCATGGCGGTACTGGACAAGTACGCGGCCCACCCAGCACTGGCCGACTCGCTTAAAGCGCAGGCCACGTTGCGTAAGGTCATACAGGCGATGCACATCGCACCTGACGACTTGATCAAGACTGACGCCGAGATGGAGGCCGAGCAGGCTGCCATGCAGGAACAGCCTCCAGAAGAAGACCCGATGATCACGTTAGAGCAGATGCGCACTGAGCAGATTGCGCAGCGGCATGAGAACACCCAGCAGATTGAGCAGTTGAAATTTAGCCTTGAGTCCCAGAACAACGAGGCGGACAGACAGCTACGCCGAGACTTGGCGAAGCTAGAGCTGGAGAAGCAGGATCGCATCTTGCAGATGGAAGCTCTCAAGCTGTCACAGACAAACGACATTGGGTATCAAAAGATATTAGCCGACTTGAAAAAGTCTCGATGGAAATTGAACTTAGACGACAGCAAGTTCAACAAAGAAATGGAGATTAAAAAGCAAGACGGCAACACCGCGAACTACGGACTGGAATAGTGCGAACACCTTCGTGGCCTGAAATTAAGCGGGTGAGCCAATCTAAATTGGACTCATCCCACAGAGAACTCCTCAGTTGCCCCCTCGACAATGTCGAGCGGGTACGAGGGCGCATAGAGGCGTATAGCGCCGTCTTGCGACTTGAGACGGAAGCCCCGGCGGATTTAACCCCCGCGACTTCTGATTTTTTCGACACCCCCCTCCCGTAAGACGGACGCACTGAAAAGGGTCGAGTATGAGTGACGATAACAATAACGAGCAATCTAGTGACGCTACCGATGCCGCCTTATTCAAGGAGTTTGCCCAACTTCTCGATGAAGACGGTAATTTGAAAGCCACTTCCACCGATAACGAAGAACCAGAAGGCGCAGTCAGTGACCCAGCGACCTTGCAATCAACCGAGGACGGCAGTACGCCAGAGGAGTTTGCAGGGTCACAAGTGGAACGGACAGTGTTTGATGGACTACCCCCTGACCAAGCACAGGCGGTAGCAGAACTTCAGGCGAACTATGCGAGGGTCCAGCACTCGGAAAACTCCAATCGCCATAGAGTATCGGCACTAACGAAAAAGTTGAACGCTCTTGAGCAATCGCAGAAGCAAGCACAAGCCGTGCAAGCTACTGCACCCGCAACAGAGGGCGGCGAAGATGCGCAGCCTACGACAACCGTAGACCTTGTGCAGTTCGAGGAAGACTTCCCTGAAGTGTTCGCTGCTATGAAGCAGTTGAATGCTCAAGAGGTTGCCCCGATGCGGCAGCAACTCAACGACGTAACGCCTACTATCGACAGTATCAACGAAGACCGAGAGCAACAGGTCTTGCAGGCGCAGTTTAATGCGCTGCAAAGCCAGCACCCGGACTATCGTCAGATACAAGAAAGCCCTGATTTTTGGAGCTGGGTAGAAGGACAAAGTGAGGGAGTGAAACAGCTCGTTAGTTCCAGATCAGCAGATGACAACATCGTCTTACTGGACCTTTATAAACGTAGCATCCCACCAGCAACCGTAAATAATGACGAAACGCACACTCGACCCCGCGACGGCGATGCAGACGAAGGTCTGCCCCGTGCTGGCGTAGGTAGGTTGAATGGAAGTTCCGTTGACGGAGACTCGTGGGAATACTGGGCAGAGCAAGCTAACAACAACAATATCTAATTTTGCCAACTCAGAGGTAATTACTCATGGCTATTACAGCATATGGTGACGTATCACCCCGTATCGGCGTTTACGCCGCCGTTAAAATGTTAAAACACGCTGAACCTATCCTTATTCTGGAGAAGTTTTCCCAAGCACGGCCCATGCCTCAGAACAAAGGTCAACAGATCAAGTTCCGTCGGCCCACCCCGTTCACAGTTAGCACTGTGGCGTTGTCTGAGGGCGTAACACCCAGCAGCCAACAAATGGCATACACCGACGTTACTGCCACCCTAGCCCAGTATGGCGCTTGGGTTCAGTTGACTGACGTAATTGCCGACACGCACGAAGACCCCGTGTTGAACGACAGCGCAATGCTTTGCGGCGAACAGGCCGCTGAGACACGCGAGCTGTTGAACTGGGGCGTTCTGAAGGCGGGTACGGCTGTGACTTACGCAAACGGCTCGGCTCGTAATGCGGTCAACACCACAATGTCTATTGGAGATATCCGGTCTGTTGTCCGCACGTTGCGCGCCCAGCGGTGCAAGCCCATCACTAAGATACTAAACGGTAGTGTTGATATAGGCACACAGCCAGTTGAAGCAGGCTACATCGCTTTCGGTCACACCGACATCGAAGCAGACCTTCGTGGCCTCGCGGGCTTTACGCCTTTAGCAGAGTACGGCAGCCGCCAGCCTCTGTGTGACTACGAGTCAGGCACGGTCGAGAACGTCCGTTTTGTCCTGTCTCCTCTGTTTGCTCCTATAGCAAACGGCGGTGGAGCTAAGGGGGCTATGGTCTCTACAGGTGGCACAAGTGCTGATGTTTATCAGACTGTCATCATGGGTCAAGAAGCGTGGGGAACCGTGCCGCTTAAAGGCAAGGACTCCATCACTCCTATGATCCTCAACCCCAACACTCCGCGTGGCGGGGATGAGCTGGGTCAACGAGGATCGGTTGCGTGGAAGACTTGGCACACTTCGGTTGTGCTAAACCAAGCGTGGCTTAACCGCATCGAGTCAGCGGTAACTGCTCTGTAAGAGCAACTCGGTGTAACGACGATGAGGAGGTGGGTTTTGCCCACCTCCTTTTTTTATAACATCTATAAGAGAACATACCCTTTATGGCTATCAATGGAAGCTCGACCAAAAAAGAACTCGTTGAGTACCTTCGAGAAAGGCACGGCGTTGACATGCCAGAAGCCTCAAAAGATACCCTCCTGCAAAAAGCAGCCGAATTAGACGACGTAGACTATGAGGCGTTGACGAACCCCGCCAAACCTCTGCCCGCTACTGTCGCCGCGAAAGAATTGGCATCCCAGAGTAAGACCAAAATACGCATACCGACCACGGATAACTCCGACGGGCAACAGCCTGTGTTTGTGTCAGTAAATGGACACGCTTATGTTATTCAAAGAGACATGGACGTAGACGTACCTGAGTCTGTGGTAGAGGCACTACGAAACGCCAGCACGACCAGCTACAGAATGATTGACAATGAGATGGTCCCACGCGAGATGCTGGCCTATCCGTTCTCTGTCGTGGCCTAACCTAGATGGACTACCTCACTATTGTCAGAAAGACGTGGCTGAAGTGTGGTTTGACGGGGGCTGGCCCCGCGTCCGTCACATCGCAACTCAGCATGCCCGGACGAATCGTCGGGTTTGTTGACGAGGCGTATGCGTATATTCAAGGGCAGCATACCAACTGGAAGTTTCGCTGGAAGAAAAAGACGGGCCGTGCGCTGACGATAGGCGACTCGTACTACCTTACCAGTGATCTAGGCGCAGAGGATTGTGCCGTCCTGAGTAAAATTCTTATACAGCTCTCCGGTAAGTGGACGCCTCTTGAGATAGTTAAGGACGAGCTTAGAGCGTCAGAGTTTGATAACGTGCCAACCGACAACGGCTGCCCGACCAAGCTGTTTATATTACCTAACGGGGCGTGGCAATTTAATGTACCGCCTGACTTGGCTTATCCGCTGATCGTAGAGTATTACCGTACTGCTGACACGTTAACAGTGAACGCGAGTGTCCCGTTATTCCCGGCGGACTATCACAGCGCGATTGTCGCTCTGGCCGTCATGTACTACGCGCAGTACGATGAAGATCAAACGCTTGAGCGCGCGTCAGCGACTACCTTTTCTCAGATACTACATCGTTTGGAGTGTAACCAACTCCCCCTTTTGACGTTTTCTGCGAGTGAGTTTAGCTAATGGCGACAATGGTTGCAGAGACTGTTATGGCAGGCGGCCTTAACCTTTCGGCTCCGCCCTTATCACTGACGTCAGGCGAGGCGATCCAGCTTTTTAACTACGAGGTAACAGACCTCGGACGCTACAAACGGGTTTTGGGGTACGAGCGTTTTGACGGGCGCAAGCGTCCCAGTGACCAGTCCTACAGCAGCATCCAACTCGCAGGGGCAACCACCAGCAGCATCGGAGCCACCGTAACAGGCGGCACTAGCGGCGCTTCAGGTATTCTAGTAGCAATAGACGCGGCGACAAAAACGCTGTGCCTCGTGAATAAATCCGGCACGTTTGTTGTAGGCGAGACGGCAGGCGGGGCGAGCATTACTACGGTATACCCTGCTGGCACAGGCGGCGCTGACGCAATAGATCAGACATTTAGTTTGGCAGTGTTAGCCTACTTTAGAAATCTTATTACCGCAGTCCCCGGCAGTGGCCCTATCCGTGGCGTGGTGACCTACAATGGCGACGTGTACGCTTTTAGAGACAACGTAGGCGGGACTGCGGGTGTCATGCACAAGTCTACGACAGCAGGCTGGACGGTAGTCACAACGCCAACATTAGTTCCCGGCGGGCGATATCAGTTTACTAAAGCGAAATTCTCTTTGCCTGCCATACCCGCTAACAACAACAACGCCAATAACGTGTCCATTCCGTTGCTGGTTGGCACTGACGGCGCGAACAAAGCGTTCACGTTCAACGGGACGACTTACACGGCGTTGACTACGGGTATGTCAACGGATACTCCTAACTGCTTGGCAGTAACAGGCACAGGTATTCTCATTCTTGGCTATTCTTTTGGATCGTTGATGCTGTCTAAGATCGGCGACCCCACCGTGTTTGCCGCTGCTCAAGGCGGTGCAGAAATCGCACTGGGTGACAGTCCACACAGTTTGATTACCACCCCGAACAACTCGATGGGAGTCTACTGCCGACGTTCAGTCAAAGTATTGTACGGCAAGACGCCAGCGGACATGGAATTGACCGAGTTTGATGGCGCGGCAGGCGTGTATCCGCACACGGTTCAGCCTCTGGGCGACCCTGTTTTCCTGTCGGATCAAGGCGTATGGAAACAACAAAGAGTTACGGACTTCGGTGATTTTGCTGGTACGCCGCTGTCCTACAAAGTAGACCCCTTATTGGAGCGTTATCAAGGCAAAGCAGTCGCCAGTTTTATGGTGCGCTCAAAGAATCAATACCGACTGTGCATGAACGACGGATCGGGGCTTATTTTCACTTTTGCAGGGGCCGAAGTCCTTGGCGTTTCGACGTTCGACTTCGGCAAGCCTGTCGCTTGCGCGTACTCAGGAGAGGGCGCTGAAGGACTGGAGGAAGTTTACTTCGGAACCAACGATGGTTTTGTGTATCAAGCCGAGAAAGGAAACTCTTTAGACGGCCTCGCCTTAAAGTCAGTGCTGCGTCCTGCGTTTGCCTACATCGAAGGGCCAGAGTTTAGAAAACGGTTTAAAAAGGTCGTGCTGGAAGTCCAGAGTGTCCGGTCTACATCACTGACCATTGTTCCAGAGTTTGACTATGGAGCTTTAGATGCAGTGCATATCGCGGGTGAAGCTATCGCAGTAGGTGGCGGTGGGTATTACAACTCTGCGCTTTGGGATGAAGTGTATTGGTCTACCGCGTTGGCCTACTTAATAGATATGTATCTTGAAGGCGTAGGGAGAAACATCAGTATGGTGCTTTTCACTGACGCCGTTAATGAGACTCCTCACACGGTTAACTCTATGTTGACTCACTGGTCACCACGAGCAAGGCGCAAATAATGGCAAACACTTACTACGAACACGACAATCCTTTTATCGCAGGAACGCTGGTCGCTTCTGCGGGCGTCAACGCTCAACTTGATCTTATTGAGACAGGCTTTGAGGCGGTACAGACGACTTTTACTACGCGGATACAGTTTCCTGATACTTTTTCTGGCAACCACAAAATCCCATCCCAGTCTGTTAATAACAAGCTGCTATACATAAATAGCTCTGGTGACGCAGACTTATACAGCCTATCGGATATTGACACGGCTGTAGCAGCGGCTGCTGCCAGTGCTACTGCGGCTGCTGCCAGTGCGGTCACCAGTGCTACAGAAGCAACAGCGTCGCTAGGCCACTCAGTAACGTCATATACTGCGGGCCTAACATCCGTAAACGCTAAAAACGATTCTGTTAGCAGTGCTACCGCGTCTGCCACCAGTGCTACCGCGTCTGCCGCCAGTGCTACCGCAGCGGCTGCCAGCGCCACGGCGGCTGCAAACAGTAACTCTGCCGCTACGACAAACAATGTGCTGAAAACAGCCGACCAGACAATAGCAGGCACTAAGACATTCAGCGCGCAGATTGTGGGCAGCTTTACCACATCTGCTCAAACAGAGGCGGACATAGTCACCGCGCAGACCAGAGCCGACTTAGGTGTCACTAACGCCCAGACTGCGCAGACCAGAGCCGACTTAGGTGTCACTAACGCCCAGACTGCGCAGACCAGAGCCGACTTAGGTGTCACTAACGCAGCGACCGCGCAGACCAGAGCCGACTTAGGTGTCACTAACGCAGCGGCTGCGGCGACCTCGGCAAACTCAGCCGTTATTGCCGCAGCGACCGCGCAAAGTACGGCCAACACAGGCGTCACTAACGCAGCGACCGCGCAAACTAAGGCTAATGCGGCACTGGCTAGAACTGGCGGCACGATGACGGGCCTTATTGTGGGAAGAAATTGCGCCACAACAACAATAACGGGAGCGAATGACACTGGCTCTATATCTTTTAGAGGTAGTGCCACAACGGTTGCCGCTATGTCGTTTCACCGCATAAACGCGTATGGCGTAAACTTTGGTTTATCTACTGCCAATAAAATGGAGCTAGGCGGGTTTTCTGCGGGTGCTATAAAACACACTTGGGATATGGCAGGAAACTATACAGCAACGGGCAACATTACCGCGTACTCAGACATTAGACTTAAAGACAACATTGAACTCATCCCTGACGCGATAGCAAAGGTCAAGGCATTGCGTGGTGTCACCTTTGACCGCAACGACTTTATACCTGACGCTGAAACGGGCGTAATGCCAGACACTCGACAAGCGGGTGTAATCGCCCAAGAAGTTGAGAAAGTGCTACCCGAAGTTGTCGCTACAAATCCCTCTGACGGAATTAAAACAGTGGCTTACGGCAACATGATCGGCCTTCTTATCGAGGCGATCAAAGAGCAGCAAGTTCAGATTGACGAACTGAAGAAAGCATTAGAGAGGATTAGCTAATGCCACTACAAGCATCAGGCGCGATTTCGCTAGGACAAATTGCAGCAGAGTATTTGGACGCAGCACCGCACTCGATGTCTGAGTTTCGTGGCAGGAACGAATTTCCAGCGACAGGAGCAATTAGCTTTAGTGATGCGTATTCAAATTACGGCAAACTTGTTGCAACGCTAACCTATGGTTATCAGTCTACCGCTGCTGGAAAATATACTCCCGCAAGCTCATCCTACGGCTATTCGAATGGCTCATTTGGTGCGCTAAGTCCTAAAACATTTACGCACGATGGCGTGACAATAACTGTCACTGGGATGCAGGACAATAACGTTACTCAAATCACAACTATCACAATGACTGGATTCACCTCTACTCAGACAATCGGAAGTGTATGGTCAACGCTTACAAAAGGCAGTTATACATGGAGTGCTACTAACGCTAGTTTTTTTGACTATAACAGTGGCACAGCAACTTGGTCATGGCTTTCCACCTACACTCCCAACCCAGTCTTACAACACAACAGCAGCGGCAGCCTCACGTTCAAGCTTACATAGGAAATTATAAATATTATGAAATTTACATTTGCCGTTGAAAGTATCAGCTTAGTTGATCGCTGTATGCGTGTTGTTTACACGCCCGCCGATACTACTCTAGCACCGTATCACGGAACAATTGCATCCAGTTTAGAGACTCTATCGCTGCCTATCGAAGAAGCAAAAGAAGCATTGCGTAAAGATATTATTGTCAATGCACCAATCACCTACTGGCAATCACAAATAGATTTGAAGGAAATTGAAGTACCGAGCGATCTGCTTGAAGTTATTGGTAAAGATTTTTTAGTCAGCGATGAAGAACTTCAAAGCGTTATCACTGAAATAGTTACCGAGCCGTCTGAGAATGCTGAAAACTTTACGCCAATTCAACAGGCATTAAACACTATTGCAAACACCCGTTACGAAGTTGAAAGTCAGGGTATTGTCTGGGCAGACTCGGAGAGCGTTTCGTGGTTTTTGGATACCAGCACTGAGTCACAGAATAGATTTGCCTCTGCACGATTGGCGGTTGAGGCAGGGACACGATCCGATGGAGGCGTGTGGAAGTGTGCCACTTTAGACGAATACGGAACTCCCGCTCTTGTCTTTAGGCCAACGAGCAATGCACAGATTATTGAGTGGTCAGACTTGTGCCATGCTCATGTTCAGAAATGCTTTGAAGCGGAAGCACTGGCAGTGGCAAAAGCCATTGCGGGAGACACTGCCTCTGGTTTGTTCATGCAAGAGTTTACCTCTTTATGAGCGTGTCACACACATTCGGTGTAATTACACCCGCAAGACGCAAGGCGGTATGGGATACCACTGGAATAAGTCTGCGTGAAAACAGCTTGGCTGCTGAGGCGTTTGACTCTAATGGCGAACTGCTAGTTCTTTTTGTTTTAGAAAGAGACAAGCCTGAACAACTAGAGCAATTTCATAACGACAGAGTAGCAGAGTGTCTAAACGCTGAAGTGCTGGGGCCAGTCTATGAATGGATACATGGGGAGCTAGGCTGGAGCAAAACAATGAACAGAATGCTGTCTGGGTGCCGAGATGTACACTACGTTTTTCCAACAAAGAAAGACATCTCTAAAGACTTTTTTTCCTCGATAGGCATGACTACTACTGTACGAAAGACAAGTAAGGGCATATTTGCAGAAGAGTACGAACTTCTGAAAGAAAACAACGCGCTTCTATTAGAAAATAAAACTGAGGGCTAAAAATGAATTGGAGTAATTTAACACGGTGGGTCAGGGCTTGGTTTTTTAAGTTGCTGGTCGTTATTAGTCAGGCAGTCAATGCGTTAATTCTAGGCGGCGAGCCAGACCAAACCATAAGCTCAAGGGCGTACTCCTGTAATACTGTTAAAGGGTGGTCATTCGTCGAGCGATTTATCAACTTTGTTTTCTTCTGGGATAAAAACCACTGCCACAACAGTTGGCTTATGGACGTTGACTTTTCAAACAGAATAATCGAAAGATCAAAGGTGTAATAATTGTGTACTCTAGCAACGACCAAGAGCGAAGGTCAGACGAGGAAATTGAGGCCATAATCCAGCGAACTGCGAAGGTGGCAGCTAAAGAAGCATTGCGCGATGTTGGGCTGCAAGATGATAACGCAATTCACGATCTAAAAGAGTTGCGCGATTTACTTGATTCGTGGCGCGAGATTAGAAAATCGGTTGCCCATACCGTCATCAAAATAATAACAATGACGGTTCTTGGTGCATTAGTGACCGGCATGTATTTTAAAAATTGGGGCCAGTAATGCTAGGGGTAACAGACTTAATAGCGGGAATCTTCAAGCCAGCGGCAGAGTTGATAGACGAGCTGCACACATCTGAGGATGAACGGCTGGCAGCAAAAGGGCATTTGCTCGACGTTCAAGCGGCAGCTATGCAGCGAGTGTTCGATTATGAGAGGTCCACGCTTGAAGCTCAAGCCAATATTGTTAGTAGCGAGGCATCGTCAGAGCATTGGCTAACGGCTACTTGGCGACCTATCACCATGCTCACCATGCTGACGCTCGTAGTTGGCGATGCAATGATGTGGCTTCCCAATCCGCTGTCTGAAGATGCCTTTACGCTCTTAAAAATTGGGCTTGGGGGCTATTTAGTCGGAAGGTCAGCAGAAAAAATCGTAGGTGTTATTAAAAAATGATATTTAGAGATAGAGGGCAACAGTAATGCGCAGAATGAACCCTAATCAGCCTCCTATGGCTACAATGAGTTCAGGCGGAATGCCGATGGCTGGGGCAAAGCCGCCGCGTCAAGTGCGTCCTATGAGCAATACCACCGCCACTAAGCCTACGGGCGGGCAGCCCGAGGGTCAAGTACATAGGCCCAACCGTCAGCCAGCCAACTTACCTCCTCGACAGGGTCAAGTTCGACCGATGGCTGGCGGCTTGATGGGACAACAAAATACTCTCTCCAAGCGCGAACCGATGCCGCCCTCTAAAGGGCAGCAACAGCAAGGTGACCCTCGAATGGATAGGGCGCTCCAGCAGTCGCAGGCACGATGGGACTGGCAAGACGGAGACCTTTACGGCTCTACGGGTGGCACTCTAAGGCCCGAAAGATTACAGGGTAGATCAGAGGGTAGACCAATGTCGTCCGGTCTGATGAAAATACAAACGGGAAATGCCAATGATGTTGCGCCTCAAATGATGGCTCAAAATCAATCAAACCCGACCGCAGGCGCAACAGGCACTCTAAGGCCCGAAAGATTACAGGGTAGATCAGAGGGTAGACCAATGTCGTCCGGTCTGATGAAAATACAAACGGGAAATGCCAATGATGTTGCGCCTCAAATGATGGCTCAAAATCAATCAAACCCGACCGCAGGCGCAACAGGCGCAGCAGGGCCAAGTGCCGTAGGAGCCAGTCCTGCAAATAGACCTGTGGTTATAAAGCCTCCTTCTATGGGTTTTGATGCAGACACTATGACAGTAGAAGGTCGTCTCCAAGGCTTGATGGCATCCGATAACCCAATAATGCAGCAGGCACGACTACAGGCGCAACAGCAATCAGCATCAAGAGGATTGCAGAACAGCTCTATGGCCGTCCAGTCGGGACAACAAGCCGCTTACGCAAGCATGATGCCCATAGCGTCACAAGACGCCACTACTGCCTACGACCAAGAGAAGACCGAGTATTCCACTCGTGCCGACAGCGCCTTGATGGATCAAGACTACCAAAACAGTCGAGGACTCGCGGAGCAAGGCTTCGGGTACGACTCAAGCCTGATGGATCAGGACATTGCAGGGAAGAAATCCATACAGCTTGACCGTTTTGGGCAGGAGACTAGCTTACAGGCACAAGACATTACAGGCCGTAAGGACTTGCAGACCGACGCGCAAAAAGCACAAACAGCCCGAGATGCGACAAAGTTCACGACGGACACCAGCCTACAGGCGCAAGGCATTGAGGGTCAGCAGACATTGCAGACTGACGCGCAAAAAGCACAAACAGCCCGAGATGCGACAAAGTTCACGACGGACACCAGCCTACAGGCACAGGGCATTGCGGGGCAGAAAGATTTACAAAGCACTCAGATACGCTCTGCCGAGAAGATAGCCGCAGACCGCAATGCAACATCAATCCAGACCACGCAGATAGGCGCAAGCGCCCAGTTGGCGTCAGCCTCGATCAACGCAGCAGCGGCCACAGCCGTTGCTTCTGCAAACAACGCAGCAGCGGCCGCAAGGCAGGAGACTCAGCTTCAGGGTCAGACTATGCTTAACGCTCAACAACAGAGCTACCAGCAGAGCAACATGGATCAAAACTTTATAAACGAACAAACGCTTCAGACAGAGCGTGTAAACGCTGAGACAGACAAATACCAGCAGACTCTTGACAGCCAACACCAGCTCTCCTACGCAGGCGGCATTACCAACCTCCAACTCGGAACGCAGAACGAACACTCGGCAATAGCGCAAAACCCTGAGATGAATCCGACGGAGAAACAGGAAGCACATGCAGACGTTGACACTCGTTTTAAGACTGACTCAACGTTACAAGCCGCCATATACGGGTTTGGTGATTAGTGATCCGACAAGGGCGCTTAGAAGACATACAGCCCATATTCGAGATAGGCCAGTGGTATTTAGACCAGATACATGACGGCTACAAAATCGACTGGAAGCAAGGCCCGAAAGACTTACGCTTTCTGATTAACTCTAAGCAGGCACGAGTGCTAGTGGCCGAGGTTGATGGGAAGGTCGTAGGCGCTTTGATAGGACAAGTGGTCAAGCAGGCGTTTGTCGATATTCGGTATGCCACTGATCTGGCTTTTATTGTTAAGCCGGGCCACCCCATCCAAGCGGTGATGCTGGCACGGCACTTTATTCACTGGGCGCGTAAGCAGCCTAACGTCAAAGAAGTCACTCTGCAAATTTCAAGCGGGCTTAGAAACAACGAGCGCGTAGCGAGAATGTACGAAAAACTGGGTATGAAAAACATGGGTGCTTGTTTCACCTTGCACTTTTAAATTGAGAGGCATCATCATGTCAAAAGCGTTAAAGAAGATTTTTAAGAAAGTGAAAAAGAAAGTTAAGAAAGTCACTAAATTCGTAAAGAAGTACTGGAAGGAAATTGTCCTCGTCGCGGCTGTCGTTTTCACTGCCGGAGCGGCGCTTGGGTATATCGGGCCGGGGTTTCAGGGGGGGTTGGCGTTCGGAGCCGGAATGGGACAAGGAGGTTTGGTAGGGATTCAGTCCGCGTATGGCGCGCTCGGCCAGACGGTCATGGGCGCAATGGGCATGCAGACACAGGCAACAAGCGCGATAACTGCTAAAGGTGCGACTGTGCAGGGACTTGGAACAGGAGGAGCGTTTACTGCGCCAACCGCAGGCATGGCGGTAAACGTAGGGGGCAGCACCGCAGCAATTCAAACTGCAAATGCGGCCACAATAGCAAAGGCCGGAGCCGTCCCCGTAGCAGGATCGCAGACTCTCCCCTCCGTAATAGCAGCAGGAATACCGCAAACCGCTGCTCCAGCCGTGAGCGGACTGGGAATGTCTACGTCGGGCGTCGCCGCTGGTGCGTCTCAAGTGGCCGCCCCTGTAGTACCACTGGCGGAAGGAGCAGCCGCCGCTGGTTTGACAGCGGGCGAGACCATGTCACTCGCAGGCGTTGGTCTGAACGGCTACCAAGCGTATGAGCAAGGCGCAGCCGCCGACGCAGCCGAGCAAGAAGCCGAAGAACGCCAAGCCGCAAGGTGGGACTGGAACTACGGAGACCCTGAAGCCTACGGTGGCGACATCGCTCCGATGTCTGAGATTGGATACCAACCTTCTCAGGGATTGCTACAGAGGCAGCAAGCGCAGGCAGCCGACACCACTAACCAACCGTCAACTCAGTACCAATACGGTCAACCATCCACGCTAGACGACATCGCCGCCCAGCGGTACGCATAGGAGCAAGACGATGAAAGAGGGATTATTACAGCCGCCACAAGGTCAAACCGCTGGCCCCGCTCCCCAAGCAGAGGGTGCTGCTCCCGCTGGTGGTGATGTCGAAATGTCAGAGCCAGAGGTGCTGAACTTGGAGAACCCCGACCAAGCATCTGAAGAGGAGCAAGCCGCCTACGATGCAATGATGGGCGAGTTTTTCGGGTTAATTCATTCTAAGAAGATGAAAAAGAAAATCGGGAATAAACTCAAAGAAGGTAAAGAGAACCCCGGTAAAACTATAGGCCAGCTTGCTACGACGATGTTCATCGTGACAGAGGAAAAGCTAGAAGGCAAAGGCGTTGGAATTTCTGACGCGACCCGCTTTGAAGCGGGGGAAGACTTGGTCGCCGAGTTAGTACAAGTCGCAGTGTTGATGGGTGTTATCCCTGACGAAGACGAGCCGATTGGTCTAGCGATTACGGCGGCGATTGACGTTTTTGCCAGCGCCTATGGCAAGCGAATGAAAGAAGAAAACAAGATGTCGGCTAACCAGTTGGAACAGATCAAAGGCGATATGCCTATGTTGGCAGAGCAAGCTAACGCGATGTTTAACAATCCTGAGAACATGCCCTCGCAGCAGAGCGCGATGTCGCAAGGTGTTCAGCAGGCCGGACAGCAGATGGCCCAGCAAGACGGACTTCTTAGAGGTAACCAGCAATGAGTAAGACAGGATGGGCAAACGCCATAGGATCAATCGGCCAAGGGCTGCTGGTGTTCGGAGCTAACCGCGAGAAGCTCAACTATGAGAAAGAACGCGACGCAAACATGCTGGAGCTTGAGCGGGAGCAAATGGTAGCGTTGGAAAAACACCAAGGACTACTTATCAAGCAAGGGAACGAGGGTCTTGGTATTGAGCGTGACCTCGCTAAGTCCTCAATAGCTGTAGACACACAAAGTATCGAAACGTCAGTCCAGCAGTCAGAAAGTTTGAGGCAATCAAGTGAACTTGAGTTGGGTGAGTTTCGCCAAAAGACGGAAGAGTTCGAGAATGCCCAGCGGCTATTGGGGATGGAGAAAACTACGCTGGAGGACGGGACTTCTAGTTATGCGTATAGCGAAGGCCTGTTTGCCGAGACTCAGAACGAGAGAGACTCAGCTCGTCTAGCAGGATCGTCCGTGGCCGCAGCGGTGCAGGGGATACAGGAAAACACCAACTCGATGATAGAGGCAAGAAATGATAACCCTACCGACCCTCAGTATATGAAAGATGTTAAGAATGATGACGGGACTACTACGAAAGTGCCGATGACAGACTCAGATTTACGAGTGAAAGCAAACCAGCAGTATCAGCAATCGCTACAAAGCACTCAAACTCTTCAAGCTACAGCCGCGATAAAAGGTCTTGATAATCAGATAAGCGCGATAAACAAACAGAGACAGAGTTTAATCGAAGACATGCTGGTCGATAACAAAGAAAAAGACCTGAATGGTAAAACCGATAAGGAAAGGAGAATAGAAAAACTCGATGCCTCGCTGACAAGGCTGGAGCAAACGCGGACGGGGTGGACCTCGATGCTTTCTGCGGGGCCGCAAGCCCCCTCGAGGTACAGTAGTAATAGCACCAACTTCGCACCACCGCCCGACCCCAATAACACGGGGGCAGGAACCACTGGCGTTGACGACATGAGGAAAATGATCGACAGCGGCGAGATTCCTGAATGATCAACAGACAAACACTTGCCGCGATCAACCCTAGTTGGGGTTCTTCAGAATTTACGGACAATCAAGTGGCGACGTATGTTCAGAAGACCTACTACCCTGACTACGACCCAGAAACTTTCCGCAGTAGTTTCCTGAAAGGTAATGCAACGCCAACCGCAGAAGATGTTTACCGGATTGATTCTACGTTTAGGGACGCGGGTACGAAAGGGCAACTGTTCGCTTTCGTCAATAAGAAAAAAGGGTTTGGTGAGCTAGACGATGAGAAACTCGCCGAAGCGCGCGCCGTATTTATGGGGGAGGCCGAGGACCGCAGTTGGGGCGAAGTTGCACCGGACTTAGGGATTGCCTTGGCCCAAGGTGCTACGGGCGTTGTGGGCGGGACTGCTGAACTGGCCCGTCTAGGGGACGACATACTCCCCGGTTTGGGTATTGCTAACCTTGCGACAGCGGGCATAAACAAAGTGACTGGTTTGGACATCCCGACCACAGGTGAAGTCGGCGGGTATATATCTGATAAAGCCAGTGAGTTTTCCGACTTCTTACAGGACTATAAATCCGACAGCCTAAAACAAGAAACTGCTATCCAGCAATCGGCCTCTGCCGAAAGAGAGGCCCAAGGCATGAACTGGGCGTTGCGCGCGGGATATACAGTGGCAGATATTGCCGCCAACCCCGCGCTTCTTGGTGACCAGTCAGCACAAAGCGCAGCGTATTTAGCGCCGGGAGCATTACTGTCCAGAGGCGGCGCGGTCATAGGCGCGGCCGTAGGTAAAGGGCGGCAGCTTGTGGGCGGAGAGCTTGCAAAGCTACAGGCGAAATATGCTGGCACTACAATGGCGGCAGGCATGGGCGCGTTGGAAGGCGCGGACGCCGCCGTTGGTACACGCCAGAAAGTCATCGGCATGACCCACGAGCAGCTCATGGAAGGCTCGGAAAAGTACCGTGGTTTGATCGAGGACAAAGTCAACCCCGACATAGCGCGCGAGATGGTCGCCCTATCTGCTAGTCGGACGACGTTTGCTATAACGGCCCCGATTGCAGGTTTTGCAGGAAAGCTAACCTCGAAGTTTGAGTCCGGTATTTTACGGGGTAAAGCATCGTCAGGCGGCCCCGGCATTAAAGCGACAGGCATGACCCTTCTAAGAGAAGGCGCGGAGGAAATTATCCAAGAGGGCATCAACGCCCTCGGCGGCAACATGGGAGTTAAGCTGTATGCGGATGAGTCACAAGAATTATTAGAAGGCACAGCCGAAGCAGTCGGAGCAGGCTTTATTGGCGGCGTCTCTCAGACCGGAGCGTTTAAAGCGGTAGAAGCGGCAGGCACTAGACTCTCTGGCAGGCAGCCAGAAATTCGCAGGGCCAGAGATATATTGGATCGGGCTAGTAAGGGGGGAGCTACTACTTTTGAAGAACAGGTGTTTGTAGAGTCTGTTTACCCAGACCTAAGACAAGACATTTTTGAAAATTCTAACGCGGAGGCGCAAACAGAAGCTTTTATAAATCCGTCTGGCAACCTGACTAACGGGCAAGTCCTTGACACAATAGTGGCTCAAGCCGAAGCCGAAGGTCGGGACTTTCGGCCCGAGGAGAAGGCTTTCATCGAGGGAGTTACAGCCGCCGTCGAATACGCTACGTTTGAGAGAGTGGCCCAAGCAGGATTAAAAATATCCGCCGAAGACCAAGCGAAAATGCTCGCCTACGAAGAGCAACAGACGGAAGACTTTAACCCCGACGCCGCGTTTAGGTTTCAAGACGAGGGGGCGGAAGTTGAGGGGGGTATGAACTACCCTGAGACTTACGGGCTAGTAGATGAAGGCGACGGCCTAGCGATGGAAGCCGCGCTTGGCAACCTTGCTCTCAAGTATAAACTAGCAGGCGGCGGCCAAAACACGGTGGCTATCCCTGAGTCTGACACTACTCTGTCCGACGATCCCCAGTCAGAGATCGCCGAAATAAGTAGTGTTGATCAGGTCGGCCAAGACCAAGCACCCGTAGACCCAAGTGTGCTTACCAACGCCGAAGTCTACGAGGGCGTAATGCGCGGCGCAGAAGGGCGGGAACTGCTACCCCACGAGCAGGATTTTATTGAGACAATGGGTGACCTCGCCGCACCTTTTTTACATCAGGGTCAGGGTCAGGAGTACGTCGGAGGAGTTACAGATTTTCCTGCGCAGCAAACACTAGGCCGCGATAATGAAGGTCTTGCGCTGACAACAGCGGTAAGTGGGCTTAAAGCGCGTTACGCAGCTAATACACGCCCAGATCAAGGTGAAGCCGTAGAAGAGGACGGCGGTATTTTCATGCCGCGCGAGCGTTCTGAGTCTGCGCCCTTAGTTAGCGCGGAGTCACAAGTCGAGTTAAAGAAGCTGAACCCCGTCGAGCTGGCGGCCTACATGCAGCAGCTCCAAGAGACTATCACCGAGGGAGAGGCGCTTACTGAGTATGAGGCAAAGGTCCAAGGGTTTGACCTAGCCAAGCTCCGCGCCGAGGCTGCCTTTGCCTCGACCCTGAAGCCTAAGTTTAAGACCAAGGCCGACGCGCAGGCAGCCGCAGACGCGCAGACTGAAGGGCGGTGGGAGGTTGTTAAAAACGAAGAAGGTCGATTTGTCGTCCAGCCGAGAGACGCCACGGCTTTGGAAGCCGAGCTGGAGAGCCTGCGAGATCAGGGACAAGCAATCGATGAGGACTGGGCTGCGCGGATTATTGATCCGAAAGCCAACGCAATCAGCACGACAGAGTTCAAGACCGAGAAAGGCGCAAAACTCTCACTGGTCCAAAAGCAGAAGCAGCACGGCGGCAACTGGGAAGTTACTACGGACGGCACAAAATTCTACCTGTCTCCCCGTTTCGTTAGCCCTGCCGCTAACACATCGACGCAAGTCCAGTCAGAGATGTTCGGAGACTCTTCTTCTTCACCAGTTAACAGCAGCGATATTTCAGAGTCTTCGGGATCGGCTTCTTCTTCCTCACCAGTTACTAGTAGTGAGCCTGTTGTATCAGAGAGCAACGGGGTCTACACCGTAGAGTTAGCAGACGGCAGTACCGAAACTATCTCTGTGGATAAGAATACCTTTAAGTGGGGCGGCGCTCCAACGGGCAGCGCCGTTGAATTGCTTGGCCTTGGCAATACAAGGGAGGGGATCGACGCGGCTGTTAAGAGCCTCGTAAATTACAAGAACCGGATGAACACGCAAGGCTCTCTGCCTCTTACCGAGTCCACTCCCACCGCAGCCGAAGGCTCTCCAGATCAATCTGCCCCATCACCTGTTAGCAGTAAGACATCGCTGACGCAGTCAGAACTTGGTAAAATAGAGATCGAAATGGACGCCCCCACAGAGGACGGCGAAATAGGGACGGTTACAGAAAACGCAGGCGTGGCGTACCAACAAGCGACGGACAAGATTAGCGCGTTTGAGGCCATACTCAAATGCTGCAAGGCGAGCAAGTGATAACCAGACTCCATGTAAACCAACATAACATTAAAGCAAACGCCAAAGGCGCGGATGTGCCAGTCCTGACTGTTAAGGATTACCGCAGAAACCGGAAAGGCAACAAGGCTACGATTCGGGATTTTGACGGTGAAGTCGTAGCCACACTGGTATATAGCCCAGACAAACCCCTGCCATGCGGAGCCAAGGTTTGGCTTGAAACCGAGCTTAACGTAGACGTTCAAAGCTAGGAGGACTCGACGTGCCACAAGAAAAATGGAACAACTACCTGACCACCCTCGCGTTAACCAAAGAGATTGTCCTAGAACACGAGGGTGAGAGGCTGAAACCCTACACCTGTACAGCAGGAAAACTTACCATCGGAGTCGGGAGAAACCTCACAGACCGAGGAATCTCCGAAGATGAGTCTCGGTTCCTGTTTACTAACGACCTGAAGCAGACGCTAGAATTTCTATCGCGTAAGCCCTACTGGGATGACCTCACCCCCTGCCGCCAAGCCGCACTGGCGGACCTAGCCTTCTGCGTGGGGGCTTCTCGATTCGATCTGTTTAAGCGTCTCCATGCCGCATTGCTGGAACACGACTACAAAAAAGCCGCTGTTGAGATTTTAGATTCTAAGTTTGCAGAACAGACAGGCACTCGAGCGATGGACCTCGCCGATCTTTTAAGCCCTCCTAAATATAAATAATCCCAAGGTATATCTGAATGACTTTGTCCAACTGCCTCAAAGAAGCTGGCGATACAATATCCAAGGAAGAGAAGGCAGCCCTCCGCAAGAAAGTGAAAAGTATCCGTAACTCTGCGGGCAAGACAGACACAGGTACGCTGTCCATGCCTTTAGGCGAGGCGAACATAATAGCCGTCGAAGAAACGCTGGCTGCTCTTAGATTAAAACAAGCTAATGTGATGGCCCTTGCCGTTGCCAAGGCATCAGCAGCAGGGGACGTACTGGGCAGCAGAGAGTCTGATCCTGAGACTGACTCCGAGGCTCCTTCCCTTGATTCGTTGGGTAGCAACTTTACAGAGGCCGAAGCCGAAGAAAAGAACGCTCGGGTGCTTGCAGTCCTGCGCAAAAACACCGCAATGTCAGAGTCGCTAGACTCAGGAAAGCTCCGTGTCGTACACAGCACTCAGCGAGATGCGCTAGGGGACGGCTGGACGATGGCGTTTGATGAAAAGAACGGCATGCGCGGTGCGTATAAGAAGTCAACAGGACAGGCCGTTATATTCTCAGACAGGGTAGAGGCTGACATAGGCGCGGTGGCAGTGGGCTACCACGAAATGCTCCACGCGGCAGAAGGCTACGCCGAAGAGTCTGGCAGCGCCCGTTTTGATATGCTGATGGGAGATCAGCGGTCTGCTCTATACCGACGCCTTAACTTACTGCGCCAGTTTGGAAACCCCAGAGAGAAAAAGGTTTTACAAGACGCTTATGAGTTGTTTGTTAATTCGGGTGATAGCACCGGGGACTTAGCTAAACAAGAAAGCGAGTGGATGGCGTATGCTATCCAAGCGATCGTCGAGTCTAAGGCAGAGAAAGGGTCTATCGCAAAGTGGGCTGGAGACGCACGGCTGGCTGTGCAGCAAACTCTTCGTAAGCTGTTACGAATAAAAGTCACTGCTGATAACTTGTCAATGAGAGAGTTTGCGTCGCTTGCCGAGCTGGCTATCCGTGAAACCGCTAACAGCGCGATGGCTGAAACACGACAAGCCGCCGAAGATACGAGAGCAGAAGACCGTCAGGCGGCTGAAGATAAGGAAGTAGAAGCCCGTCAAGCGGCTGAAGATAAGGAAGTAGAAGACCGTCAAGCGGCCGAAGATAAGGAAGTAGAAGAGCGTGATGCCAAAAGAACAGCCAAAGAAGCAGACCTAAGAGCTAAAGGGAAAAAGGCCCAAGAAGCTGCTGCGGCAAAAGAGGCAAGAGACGCCGAGCGACAGGCCGAGAAAAAAGCCAAAGCTGATGAGCGACAGGCCGATAAGAAAGCCAAAGACGACAAGCGACAGGCCGATAAGAAAGCTAAAGCTGACGAGAAAGCTAATAAGAAACGGAGACAGAAAGAAAAAGCCCCCTCTCGTACCGTCGAAGACAAACGAAATGAAATCTTAGAGAGGCAGAAAAAAGAGGAAAAAAGTACAAGGACGTATCTGCAAAGTGTACGAGAAATGTTGCAAGAAGCAGAGGAAAAAACTCCTAAGTTTGGGACGAAAGAATACGGAGAGAGACTGAGAAGGGTTGAAGATTTAAAAGAACTAGAGAAAAAGTATTTGGCAGATCAAGCCGCCTCCGACGCTAAATTCCAACAGGAATTAGACGGGGTAAGATCGGACGCCGAGATAGACGAAGACGAGCGCGGCTTAACCCGCCGTAGATTTATGCGGAACATTATGTCGCTGGCTGTAACCGCAGCCGTCGTAGGGGATGGTACTGTCACACGTCGTACCCTCGAGGAGCTGTCTCGGCCCGAGCCTACACTGGAGAGAGGCAAGTATAGGCCCATCTCTGACGCTATCCGCCAACCCCTAAGTGAAAAGACCTTACAGGCTATTCGAGATAACGATTTTGTTGCGGCCCTTGAGTCTGCGAAAGAAAGCATGCCGCAAGAAGTTAAGTTTCTCATAGACGAAATCATGTCGTTGTTACCGGACCCCTCTAGCTACGATGTTGAGTTAGGGGGCTACAACGAAATTAAAGGCGGCTCATACAGATTCCCGTCGTTTGCGAATGGTAATACCCTACAGAAAGGACTCCTTACAATCTATGAAGGAAATGAGCAGGGTAATGACGTTGATACGTTGCTGCACGAGGCGATGCACCTAGTAATCAATGCTCGGTACTCGACGTTATTTGCTGCTGCGAAGGGTTCGACATACGACCGCACAGGACTGACTAGACCTCAAGCGGAGGAAGCTATTGCCCAGTTCCGAAACTTGCACCGTGAGTTCCGTAAAGAAGTTGCGAAACTAGCAGCCGAGGCGGGGGGCATAGAGAATCTAAGCGTCCCCATGCAAATTGCGGGAGCCGACGGCGGTATAGATGAATTTTTTATCCGCGCGACTACTGACCCAGCTTTTCAGCTTGAGCTGTACAACATCGACTACAACGGAAAGACTTTGTTACAGCGTTTTAAAGACTGGGTCAAAATAAGTTTGTTCGGCTCAAAGAGTGGCAATACCCCAACTTGGCTTGACGCGGCCATTCTAGGGATTACTGATGTCCTCAACAAATCGCAGTTGGACGCTGCCGACTTTTCAACCACTCTAGGCATAGAAAGTTACAACAAGGGAGCCAGAGAGCGCAACCAAGCTAGAAAAGATAAAGCTGCTAATGCTGACAGCTCAGACGGTAGCGACATACTAGGCTCGCGCGCCGTCCGCACAGCCCGTGCCACAGAGATGGGTTTCGACACGGACACCGTTTACTACCACGGGACAAAAACAACGACGATAAACAAGAAAGGGTTTAGGGGTAATACACCAAACGTAGCGGCTCACCTTACAACAGACAGCAAGACTGCCGAGAGTTTTGCAGAGGTGTTTGGGGGGTGGGCAACTTCGCCTGACGACGCTCCGACCATTTACCCAGTCTACATAAAAGTTGAAAACACTTTTGATATAAACAAGCCCTCCCATAGAAAGATACTCGGCCTTACCCCCGCTGCGTCGAGAGACTACAGCACTTTAGAGGGTGGCGCGGAAGACATTAAAGCCGCTGGGTTTGACTCCTACTGGGATTTTGAAACGGACTGGGACGCCCGCAGTAAGAAATACACAAACATAGCCGTCTTTGATTCAGCTAACATTCGATCTGTTAATGCGGAGTTTGACGGTAATAGTTTTGACAGTAGCGACATACTGGCGTCGCGTACAGCGTTAGGCCAAGAGAGTCGCGGCACTGAGAAGTGGACTGCGGCCACCGCGAAGTTTGGCAAAGAGGGCATGACAAAAGAAGCGAGAGACGCCCGAGCCGAGGAGCAAGGCTTCGACATGGAAGTTTTCTCTGGCAGCACGTTTGACATCGTGGCGTTTGACGGTGATCGCGCCCGCCCGGACGGAGATTGGGGCAAGGCTTCCTACGCCAGCACTAGCATCGAGGATGTTAATGAAAACTACGCAGGAATTGGCCCTGACTTGACGGCTCGAATAGAGCTAGAAGCCGAGAACATAGCACAGGTCATGGATTATAATGACTTTGAAAGGGATCAAATTCTTGAGCAGGCCAGCATCCCCTTGGAGGAATACTCTGGGGATATGGACGCGGCTCATTGGAAAATCGCTTCCGACAGACTGTTAGGCCCAGCGAAGAAAGGCGTCGTGTACCCGCTGAAAATAAAGACTGGGAACTACGCAGTGGTCGATAGTGGCCCCGGCCGCAACCCCGACGGGCGCAGCCAAAGTTTTATCTATGGTAAAGACTTTACCGAGGATGCCCGAGATGAATTGAACCGGGACGACTACGAAGACGAGGACGCCTTTGACGACGCCTTGGTTGAGTACGCCGATGAGCTGTCGGCTGACTCGGACGAATCTCTGTACGCAAAGATACAAGATGCTCTCAGGGACACAGACCTGTACATCAGCCCGGATTCTATTGGCGAGGTAATGGAGGCGCTACAGGATGACATCACCGATAACGCCCTCGTCGTAACAGAAATAGACTCCGCGATTCGGTCACTGGGGGCATTGGAGAACGATTCAGGTGAGATGATTTCTCCGGGTGAAATATCCTCGCAGGTGTTAAAGAATCTTGGTTTCGATGGCGTTCTTGACTACACGGTAAATACTAAGTTCGGAACGGCCCGACGCTATGGCGGCAGTATGGACGGGGTGGACAGCGACACCGTACACGTCGTAACTTTCCCCGGCAGAGAGTCGAACATCCGATCTGCTTATGCAGCCTTTGACCCTGACAACTCAGACAGTAGCGACATACTGGCGTCGCGCAAAGCACCCATTGGTAAGACAGGCAGACCTTATCAGGCTGTGCGACCTAACAAGGTTAAGGGTGGTGAGGATCGCGTCCAGACGTCGTTGCCGTCAGGGATGAAAAACAAAGTACCCTACTATATTACAGGTGCGCCCGAAGAATATTCGATAGGCGTTGACCGTATACTGTCCGTTGAAAAAGTCGCTAAAACACAAAAGAAAACTATTGAGGGCTACGACTTCTTTACCCCTTCTCGGTCAGACCTGACTGCGGAAGAGACCATCAACGAGTTCAAGCAGTTCATGGTGAAGAACCTGATCTGGCTGCACAATCAGATGGACCCCAACCTTAGAGAGACTGCCCGCAAGTGGTACGACGGCGCGCGCAAGAACGTAGACATCTGGTCTGCTCGGTATGGGTTAGAGTCGAGACAGGTGGCTGCTGTTATTGCTAACTTGTCACCACAAAAAGACTGGTTTATGAATATGTCTCTGGCCGAGCGGATCATGGACATCCATACCTACCGCCAAGACGCGACCGCAGACAAGGACATGGACAAAGCGTTTAACCGCGTCGTGATGCGGGACGACAAAGGCAAGCTGATCATAGTCAGCAAAAACCCACGGAAGGGTGAATCCGATAAGGTAGCCCAGACACGAGAATACCGTGAGATATGGGGCTTGATTAAAAACGCCAAGCTGTCTGACGTGAGGTCTCTCGTCTCCGAACGTGATGGCAACCTTGCTGTCTCGATCTGGGTACGCATGTACGACGAAGCGAAGCACTCTCGCCAGTACCGCATGATGAAGCCAACAGGCGAAATCATTGGGCTTGCGATGAACGACGACGGTGTTACACCCTCGTCTGTTGCGTGGGGTTCGTTCACTGAGATCGCCAAGGCGATGAGGGTGTTGCAAGACGGGTCACTGGAATCGGTGTCGATGAGTCTGGGCGGCGCGCACAAGGTCAGAAACTTTTACAACAACATTATCGCACCCAACAGTAATCTGGGTGAGGTGACTATTGACACCCACGCAATGGCGGCGGCGGTGTTCAAGCCCTTGTCGGCAAAGAGTTATGAGGTCGCTCACGTCTTTGGCGGTACTCCCGTAAAAGGCTTGCGTGGCATACCAGAAGGGGTAGAACGTGCAGGCGCAGGGAGTTCAAAATCAAATGGCATAGGCGGAATATACGGCATCGTAGCCGACGCCTATCGAGAAGCGGCTGCCGAGTTAGGGCTGCTACCGCGTGAGCTGCAAAGCATTACATGGGAGGAGATTCGCGTCATTTATCCCAAGAAGTTTAAGGACACGGAATCAGTCAACCTCCTAAAAATAAACGCCTTGTGGAAACAATTTGCCGAGGGTAAAATGACCCTCGCTAAAGTGAGGAAAGAAGCTTATGGACTCGCAAAAACTAAAGGAGATGTACCCGGATGGGCATCCCGATCCGATTCTGGACGTAATGATCGGAAGGCAAATGGCACTTACAGCCGCGATGTATATGACGATGGCGTACCCAGACAGGTCGGAGGAAGAGATACAGGAGCTTCTAACCGATCCCGAGGAGATGTCAAACCTACCCGTCGAGCTTCAGCCCGAGGGAGAGCAGGACAGCTAGACTCTGACATACTCGGCTCCCGTCGCAACGACACGGAGCAGTCAGGGCTAGAAGGCTTGGCCGATCTCTTAGGGTCTATTGACTCCGAGGGCAGAGGCGGGCGTTTACCCACTACAGCAAACACGCAAAACCGATTCCAGCGGATGATCTCTCAACGGCCATCCCTGTTGTCGCTTCTGCCTCGACGTGCGCTCGCAGAAATAATCCCCGAGGAAATGCCCACTGCGGCTAAAGTGATCCGACAGGCGGAGCAGATGGACGCAGACCGTAACCAGATACTGTCTGACGCTGGCGAGGTGCTTAATATATGGCATCGCTGGGCGCGCAAGAACAGGAAGATGGCGAGCAAACTACACACTTTAATGCACGACACGACGCTGGTGGGCTACGACCCGTCTGCGCCATACAAGTCGATACTCACCGAGAAAGAATACTTCAAAGAGAAGACGCGGCTCTCTACTAAGATGCGCTCCGCTGGGACTGCCGATCAGAGGCTGCGTTACAGCGGGCTTCTTAAAGCCCTAGAACAGAAGAGAGCTGACGAGGTGACGCGCAAGAACGCGCAGGCGGGACTCGACTCTCGGTACTCTGCGTTATCTAAGGAAGCAAAAGACCTGTACAACAGAGTCAGGGATGAATACGGACGGCAGCGCAGTGCCATGCACAAAGAGCTGGCCGACCGCATCGAACGAGCTGAGATGTCCGAGACAGTCCGTACTGCTATGGCTGACAAGTTACGGATAGCGTTTGAAAGCAACGAAGTGCGTGGGCCGTACTTTCCTCTCTCCCGATTCGGTGAACACTTTGTGGTACTGAAATCGGTGGTGGACGGTAAAGAAGTGACCGAAGAGTTCCGAATATTTGAGACTAACGAGCAAGCACTTCAGTATCAGAACGACATGGAGAAAAAACATCCGACTTGGATTTCTAAGAAGGGCGTTAAAGACGAAGAGCAAAGCTCGTTCCAAGAAGTTGATCCTGAGTACGCCAGCGCCGTAACGGGGCTTATCCAGAACGCTGATGGCATAGGTCGCAAGGAGCAATTTGAGCTGGCCGATGCGGTGTGGCAACTCTACCTACAGACTCTGCCAGAGATGTCGATCCGCAAGCAGTCCATTCACAGGGGCAAGGTAAAAGGCTGGGATGAGGACGCCATGCGGGCCTATTCTTCTATCGCGTTGCACCACGCTCACCACATTACAAAGTTGCGGCACGGTGATGTGATTCGAGGTTTGCTGGTGCGAGCTAAAGAAGAGTCCAATTCTCTGAAAGACTCTGCTTTTGCTGGTCGCCTTCTCCGTGAGATAGAGGACGGGGTTGACTGGGCGATGAACCCGACCAACAAACCGTGGGCCTCAACTTTGACCAGCCTCGGGTTTATTTACCAGTTGGGGGTTTCTCCTGCCGCCGCTTTGATAAACACTTTCCAGACTCCGATGGTAGGGATACCCGTCATAGGGGCGAGGTATGGCTACTCTAAAACCGCTGCCGCATTCGCCAAGGCGACAAACGAGTTTTCAGGTGTCATCGCGGCAAACATAGCCGTGAGAGCTAAAGACAAGACTGTGTTCCTCGAGAACGACATGAAGGTACATTGGAGCGACAGCCTCAAAGGCGTCGAGCTGGAGTTTTATCAAGAGATGGTCAGGCGTAGCCTTTTCGAGAAGACTCGTGCGCACGACCTCGCGGGCATCAGCGACGAGGGGATGAACCGATCAATGATGGGCCGAGTCGTAGTGGACAGAATTTCGGCAAGCTTCCATAACGCGGAAGTGTTTAACCGAGAAGTCACTGCGATGGTTGCCTTCCGCATGGCAATAGCAGGAGGTCAGAACTACAACGTGGCCTTGGACTACGCATACAACGTGACTCTCGACGTACACTTCGACTATAGCAACGCGGGCCGACCTCGGATTCTCAGACTCCCAGCCGCAAAAGTGATCGGGCAGTACAAACAGTACGCGCTCAATATGTCGTTCCGTGTTTTGCGGGACGCCTATGTGGCGGTTAACTTATCGGATGAAACCGATCCGGTGGTTAAGCGGGAGATGGTGAATCGATCCCTCGCGTCGGTGGCTATATCCATGCTGTTCTCTGGAATCCAAGGCGTCTTTGTTTACTCGGTAGTCAAGACAATTTGGAACCTTCTTGAAGACCTATTTGGGGACGAGGATGAGCCGAAAGACTTTGAGGGCGAGCTGCGTGAAGGGGTTTACCTGATGATAAATGACGCCGTCAAGGACGAAAAGTTAGCCAGCCTTCTCGGGCAGATTGTCGTTGACGGTCCTACTGACGTGTTGGTAGGGGGAAGCGTTGGCTTGAGAGTCGCGCCAGATATTCTACGTCTCTTTATTCAGCCACAAGATAACGGCAAGGAAGGCCGAGAGCAGTTAGCCCACTTCGGTTTGCAAATGGCTGGTCCGGTTCTTGGTGGCGTCTTAGGGATGTTTATGGACGCGAAGGAGTTGCTTAAAGAGGGTGAATACTGGAAGGGGGCTGAGAAAGTAGTGCCTAAGTTTGTTCGGGACGTCAGTAAGTCGGTTAGATACAACCTAGAAGGTGCAACGAACTCAGAAAACCTACCTCTTATAGAAGCTGATGAGTTCAACGGGTGGGAGCTGGCGTTGCAGACTCTGGGTTTTTCGCCTACTGAACTTCAGTTGCAGTACACTAGGAACCGGATCGAAATGACGAAGCTTAGAAAGCTTGGCGATCGCAGGGACGCGCTAATGAAACAGGCGAGGAAAGATATAAATGGTGGGGGCGGACTGTCGGGAGAAACGATAGCGGCCATTAGAAGGTTCAGCGTAAAGAACCCCACTATGCAAGTGACCAGCGACAATATCCGCAACTCAGTAACGGCGAAGGCGATCCGAGCCGCGATGAACGAAGGTGGTCAGCAGCAAGACGGGAAAGGGCCACAACCCTATCAGTTTTAATTACTACTAAGAGGTTAAGAGCATGCCAACTAAAAAACCCGCGAAGAAAAAAGCAACCCACACTATGCCAAATGGCAAGGTGATGGCGGGTGCATCGCACAACAAGCCTGCGGCTAAAAAGAAGCCTGCAAAAAAGATGAAGTCAGGCTACTAAAAAAGCAATTAAAAGCACTGACTCCGTAACGCGGGGTATGAATGGGTATCCAGTGGGGCTTGAAACCCTTGCTATCACTGGAAACCCTTGCTGCGCTTAACCATACGACCGCAATAGTAGTGCATTTCGCCCTATTTCTCAGGCCACTGATACCGTAGCATTCACCTTAAATCTTCAATTCCCCCTTGTAATTAGAAGCAAATAAAAGCAGTATTATCCCTGACGTTTTACGGGAGAAGCACTGGGTGGCTACGATAACCAAGGTCGGCAAGAAGTTTCGCGCACAGATCAGGCGCAAGAACGCTCCTAGTATGAGCAGAACATTTGCCACACGCCGAGACGCGGAGGCGTTCGCCAGTGGTCTTGAGCATGACGTTCTCGCGGATAAATACTTAGGCCGTTCCTTGGGGGTAAGCATACCAAGACTGGGTGAAGCGTTAAAGCGTTACGGTGAAGAGGTTACAAGTAAGAAAAGAGGGGTAGCCAGCGAGATGTGCAACATCCGTATCTGGCAGCGGCACGAGTTGGCTGGTTATAAGCTAGACGATATCACGTCCGACCACATCCAAGCGTTTGCCGACGAGTCGTTAAACTCGCCGGGGACAGTCCGAAAGAAACTAGCCGTTATCAGCCATCTCTATACAAAAGCAATTACCCGATGGGGCTATAAGAACTTGGTTAACCCGACGGTTGGGGTTGATAAACCGAAAGTGCCGAATAGCAGGAGTAGACGCCTGCAATACGGCGAGTATCGGCGGTTGATGCGGGAGATTGTAGTCGGTAGACCTTCTCTCCGACCTGTTGTGCGTCTGGCTATATACACCGCGATGAGAAGGGGAGAGTTATGCAGCCTTGAGTTTGCGCAAATAAATTATAGAGAGCGTTTTGCGCACTTGAGCGTGACCAAAAATGGGGACAAGAGGGACGTGCCTTTGTCCCGTCGGGCAATTCGAGTGCTGAGAGAAGTAGAAATATTAAGCAAGACGGGTAAGGTCTGGGATCACTTGCCCAGCATAGCCACCTACCATTTTTCAGAGGCATGCAAGCGGGCAGGGATCGAAGGTTTGACCTTACACGACTTACGGCACGAAGCCACAAGCCGTTTCTTTGAAGTGCATAACTTGTCAATAGTAGAGGTCCAAAGAATCACAGGTCACAAAGACCTGAAAATGCTGCTGGCCTATACGCACTTGAGTCCATCTAACATAGCCCTGAAACTGGGCTAAACATGGCGACGTGGCCTCCCAACTCGTGACGGTTTAACTGAGCGGTCGGCAAGTTTGATAAGATGCGCTTCAATATCTTTCTTCAACCAACACCATCTCTTACCCATTCGGAACCCCGGCGGTAGCCAGTCTGAACCGCGCGCTATCGCGTGTTCGATTGAGCGAGGGGATTTGTCTATTAGTGTTGACAGGTCAGTAATAGTGACTATCAACTTTTCTTTAGCCTCCATACCAAGTCTCCTGTCGATGTTTAAATACTACGACGAGCTGGCAAACAATCACAGGCACGATTAAAAACTGAGCGGCGTGGCCTATGACGTAGGCCCAGTCTCTCCCGTCAGTAGCCTGCTTCTTTAATGCGGGGAATAGCACCCGCAAGTTTTCGACACTCATGTTTGTATAGCTATGTCCGACTTGTGCGACGCACCACCACAGGCGTACACCACACTCACCAACTCCCTCTGTTGCTATGTAGCCTTTCTTAGCCACTTCCAATCTGCTCCGGTACGGACTCATATAGTACCCCCTCCGAAATGAGAGGACGGCGAGCCGTCGTCGTCTTCCTCGTCCTCGCCCTCGTCCTCGTCCACGTCTTCGACGTCTTCTCGTATCGCGGTCTCAACTGCGTTAGATATAGCGCGCAGAGAAACGGCTATATGGCTAAGTACCTCTATCAGTTTTAGCGTCCCATAATTATCCATAACCTCCCCCTTATATTGTCCGTGGTCGGACTGTGATTCGGTGAACTTCACCGTCTGTCTTGTCGTAAGTAATCATCTTGGCTCCCCGCATGCTGATCCAGCCACCCCGCGCGGCGTAAGCATCCCTACTCGAAAGGGTTGGGTGCTGCTCTGCAATCGCGCCGCCATTTTCGACAACGCGCTCATGGTGCAGATGCCCGGAGTGTATGTAGGTGTGGTCAGCTTGGCCCCACATACCACGGAATCTAGGTTCAGAAGAAAACAGCTTGAACATTTGCGCGAGTTTGACCTTATGTCCGTGGTGAAATCCAAGCATTGTTTTCCCGTGCAGATATGCGTAGTAGGGGAACTCACTATCATCAACTGACACACGCGGCTCGTCTGCGAATACATGCTTGAGATGCTTGCGAAGCCATATCGACCCAGCCATGTCGTGGTTCCCTTCCGCTTGAATGACGCGAACTTCACCGAACTTTTTAAGCATCATCCGAATGGCCTCGGCCATTACCGACATGGACATATCCACCAGCTTTCCGTATCTGGTGTCAGCGTCTAGGATGTTGCCCCCCGTGGGGGTCACTGCGAGCAGCCCGTCAAAATGTAAAAAATCTCCTAGCTGATTTAAGACGGCTGTCCCCGCAGGGGGTGCGGCCGCGATCATGGCCGCGACCGAGTCTAAGAAAACCGAACGTGCTATTTCTGAGTCCCAGTCGTCACCCGCTTCGGCCGCCCATGCGTACATGCCTAAGTGGAAGTCTGTTATGGTTAACAGGCAGAGAAGGTCGGCGTCTAATTTCTTCGGTTGGGCGGTGGGCTTATACTTCTTATATCCACTCCCACCACTTTGAATCGTATCCAGCAGCATCTGCAACTGCCTCTCCCTGTCGCCCTGAGACTTCACCCACTGCGATTTTACATTGCCCTCTGCATCATAGAGAGTTGACACTTTGTTCACGACAAATCCCTCTGGCACAGGATGGTTCATGTCGTACTCAGGCGCGTACCCTTGCTTCGCCGCTCGCTCTTTCAAGATGCGAATGGTTTGCCGACCGTTGCCGCCGTCGATTTTGAGCTTAGTGGCAACCTCGGGCCATGTCGCACCGTCGCGGCGCATCTTAATCAACTCTCGCTGCGCCTCCGTATTCGTATATTTAAGTAGTACATTTGCTAATTCAGGAGTCATCTTCAAAGTCCAGTTCGTCTGATAGTAATAAAGGGCAAAGCGCGTGTGTGACGACAGTGGCAAGCGTTATCGCCGTCGCCTCGTCTACGCTTTTGCTGGTCGTAAAAGAGATCAAACTATCCTCAGTTATTACGATAGCCAACATTCCCACTGCGTTTTTCCACTCGCCTTCAGTCACTCGCTTCGCTACGTCTTGGGCCGTCTCGAGAGTTTCTCTTCTCTGAAGTGCAACACCGACGTCCCCAATGCCTATAATCTCACCCATCTACTGCCCCATTCGCGCTTTGAGCGCGTTAAGAAAATCGTTTTGGCTTGCGCCGCGTAATTCAAGGACCGCCATCGCGGTCTCGTCTATAGTCCCCGTCGCCACAAGGTGGTGTATGACAGAGTTTGTAGTCTCAAACTGTGTGCCTATCTGGCGAGCGCCTGTGACGCGGCCGTTGAACTGATCGTAAAGTTCTCGGCTCCAAGGAGGACTGAGCCAGACCACCGTGCATGTGGCGTGTTGAAGGCTGTCTACTCCATGCCCCGCACTCGCGGGTTGCGCTGCAAGGACTGGTATCTCTCCGTCGCCCCACCTCTTAATCTGCTCGGCACTGCCGTCAAAAAACTCTAGCACGTCCTCAGAGAACTTAGCTCTTAGCCGCTCCCTGTCCGACTTGAAATGGTAGGCCAGAAGAAATGGGCTTCCCTGCGCCTCGTCCACTAGCTCCGACAGCGCATCGAACTTCGAGTTGTGTAGTTCAGTCCAAGTCCTGTCAGCCCCTTCACCCAAATACACAGCTCCGCAGGCTACTTGTGACAACTTGCCAATAAGAACTCCAGCGTTAACCGCTGTAATCACCGCGTCGGTAAGCTCTAAAACGCAGTGCCTCTCCATCTCAAGGTATTGCTCGGTCGCCTTCTTATCCAGAGGTACATGGATTACGTTGTGGATAGTGTCAGGTATAGGTAAATGATCTATAGCTCTCATCGTCAGACATCTGTGACGTATTGCGTTCTCGATATCTACACTGGCGTTTGGCTTCGGGTCGAACTTATAACCCATGTAATCTGAATCAAAGAAAGTTGCTTTGAAACTTGAATTTGTTCTGCCTAAAGCCTCGCCTTGATCAAGTAAAAACATCTGAGACCAGAGGCCGAGAAGCCCTTGCGCGCAGGGTGAACCCGTCAGCTCAATCAACCTGTCAACTTTGTGCAGGACTTTGCGCAGTGTCTTGAAGCGTGTCGTGGCCGAAGACTTAAACTTAGAAGACTCGTCGATTACTAGCCCGTCGAACGGCCAATTCTTTACGCCTATTTCTTTGATCAGCCACACCAGATTGTCGATGTTAATTACGGTGACGTCGCTACGAAGCTGCGCCACTGCTGTTAACCGCTTCTTAGCAGGAAGCCCATCCAGAAACTGAACACTTAAATCTTTTAACTCGTCCCACTTCTCAAATTCACTGCGCCATGTCGTTTGACAGACGCGCAATGGAGCCACTATGAGCCAGTGGTTAATCTCTTGCGAATAAATCGTAGTCCTAATAACAGAAGTAGCCACTACGGACTTTCCCATCCCGACGTCAAGAAACAGCCCGCACTTTTTAACGTCCAGTAAAAACTGGATAGAGGGTATCTGATAATTGCGCGGTTTAAATTCCATACTACTCTTTCTCGTTTGGAGTTTTCGTAGGCGGCCAAAGAGAATTAGCCCGGCGGATAAACGCCACGCCCGCAGTCTGAACTTCGTGCAACCACGGGCGGTAGTTTTTAGTTTTAACGGGGTTTGGTTTTGCTAACTCTTGTGGTCTCAGGAGTCGGTTGATTGTGGTCGGCGACACTCCGAGCTTTCCGGCGATCCTCCGGTTGGAGAGACCCTCCGTTTGTTTCAGGTCAAGTGCCGTCTTCATAAGCTCTTGTCGTTCTTCAGCATTGAATCTCTTTAGGGACATACTAACTCTCCGAGTAATTTATCAACTTGTTTTTTGCTGGCTACCACTACCACTGACTGCTCATAGGTACGCAGTTTTTTGTGGACCGCGAGTTGCAGTTTTGTCGGTAGCTTGCCGGGAGCTTTTAACTCGACAAAAACTAGACGGGTCAGGAACGTGTCGGGTAAAAATACGATTCGGTCTGGCACTCCGTTGTTGCCCGGAGCAGACCACTTCAAGGCGAGGCCGCCCGCCGCCTTAACCCGCGAGACAAGGTACTTCTCAATCGCACTTTCTCTCATAGCCGAGTTATGATCCTGCTTTCTTCAATGTGCATCGTGTCCAACTCTTGGTCTATTACCACGCGGTTCGACGCGATAACTTCCTCCATGACCTTGCGGTTTGAATCTTTGTCTCCGACGTACTGCCCGAGTCCGATCAAGAGATCGTTACTCTGGTTCAGTAGCGCCACTAGCCGCTCGATCCTTAGTTTTGTTTCTTCGCTCTTGCTAAGTCCAAATGCCATTACAGCTCCTAATCTTTTAAGTAGAACGAGCCTTCCCAGCCCGTCGCAAAAATGGGCATGTCTTCTGCCCACGCGGGCGCGTCCGTCATGCAGTTAATAAGACCTTCAACGTCTGGCCCACCCTCGGCGGTCGTTGCCAGTATTTCGTCGTGAACATGGCCGACGATGTCGAACCCTGCGGCGTCAGCGTTTTGCAGCCCTGCTGCTAACAGGTCACGGGCAACAGCTTGCACGGCGTTCTCCGCCAGCTTGCCCGGGTGAGTTGTCAACCGACACCACTTCCGAGTGTATTGATCAATGCCTTCGTAGGTCAGCGTCTTCACGGGCCGTTCAAACTTGGGGTGTTCCTGCATCCGAGCTTCGGGTTTGAAGTAACTCAACGAGCGCCCCGATGGAAGGTGGCAAAAAAGAAAAGGTTCTATGTACTCATACGTTATTTTCCCCGCGCGCGAAAACCCGGAGGCGTTTGTCAGCGCGTCGAAAGACGCAAACTTGAGGGAGGCCCAAAAAGCTGAGACTTGGGGGTAGGAACGTCGGTAGACATTGACCAGTCGCCTGCCCACCCCCTCGGCCTTCTCCTGTTCACTGAGGGTGTCGGCTGTCTGGTCCTCGGGGTTTTTCAGCCCGTCGATTAACCACTTGTCACCGTCTTCAAAGAGCTGTGACAAGTTCATACCGAATCCCTGCGCGTAGGCAGCCAGTCCGTTCGCGCCCAGCGCAAAGCCGCAGCCGAGGACAGGCGGCTTACAAAACTTACGCATGTCTTTAGTAACGTCGTCATACTCGACAGAGAAAACTTCAGTGGCAAAATCTTTGTATGCGTCTTTGCCTGTCCTGAATAAATCTAAGATTCGATCGCAGCCCGACAGCCACCCGATCACCACTGTCTCGATCGAAGATAGGTCAGCGACCCTGAGTCTCTGCCCCTCGGGGGCGGCAATCGCGCACCGGATCGTACTGACCAGTGCGTCTGTCACGCTCGGGTAGAGTATCGTCAGAAGCTCGCAGTCCTGCTGCTTGACAGCTTTGATGGCCTGCGCAAGTTTTCGCTGGAGCTGTGGAGTGTCGGGGGCAGCAAACGCAGCCGTTGGGCCGACAAGGTTATGGGGTTGTACGCCGTTCCCTGTCCATCTTCCCGTCCGCGCGGCTCCGTAGAATTGAAAGCCTCCTCGAAGCCTACTGTCCACACTCGTCCGCTTCTTAAAAGCACTGAACTTTTTAGGCGAGACTTTGCTGGCCTCTTGACGCAGCAATAGGACTTGGCGGACGTGGCTAGAAAGGTCAGGCCGCAGGAGTACGTCGCGTAAGACTTCTTTTGTTAAGCTGTCAACAGCAACGCCTTGGGTGGCTAACCAGCTCCGTAGCTGAACCACCGAGTTTGGATTATCCAATCCAGTTATTGACTTGATCGCTGCCAGCAAACCTTTCAGATTTTTTCCGTACACTTCAATGGCTGACGCGACCAGCTCACTGTCGATAGGCAGTCCACGTTTATTGATCTCTTGGTCTAACAACCAGATGTATCGCTCGCCGTCAGGGTGTGTGTACTTAACGAAGGGTTGCATTTTCCGGTAAATAGCGCGCTCGGCAATGACGTCCTGTACGCAGTACCCGCAGAAATCTGCCCAAGCCTCGGGGTCGGTAAGCTTTGTGCTGCGGCCGTGGGGGTGTTTTTCTGTCTTCACTTTCGGACCACAGAATTTCTTGATCAGCGCGCGTCCTTGACTTAATTTCCGCGCGTCTTGGGGGATGCCGACGCATTCGCCGACCATACCCAGACCTCCTGAGAACGAGAGGGTTTTAGCCAGCACCATCACGTCTGTCCACTCGTCTGTCTGTATGTCTAAGCCCCAGACGTTTCTTAAAATTTCCATTTCAAAGGGCGCATTAAATGCTAACTTGTCAACAGTAGGATCAATCAAATCATCCAGCAACCACTGCGGTGGTTTGTCGGTGGTGGTGTCAAATAGCACTGGCTCTTTGTCATCGTAGGCGGCCCCGACCATCAGAATCTCAGTCGTCGGATGCTCGGCGTACACATACATACCCTGCGCGCGTAGGTCCACGTCCGAGTAAGTTTCAAGGTCGATGTGCAGTTTAATAAAAATCTCCTTAACAAAAAAAAGGCCCGTCACGGGGGCCAAGCGGCCAGCCCTTCGCGTAAAACTATGTAACTAGGAGTAGTTGCGCGGCTGGCTGAAGGCGTTATTTTGTCAGGGAGGGGCAATGTCACCCCTCCCTTCAATGATGCGCCACTGGGCCTCCTTAGCGCACACTCTCTACTTTTTACATCCAAGGATCAGCGTCGGACGTGTCCTTGATGGCGCTGAACTCGTCCTCGGCACGTCGGCCAACGCCCGAGAGCGGCTCGCCTTTTCCGGTGACTTGAACATTGTTCAGCCCGAAGGCGACGCCTCGGTTGCCCTTCTGATCGTAGGCATAGGCGTTAACCGACACCCTGCAATAGTCTCCGCTCACAAAATCGCGCGCGTCTATAACAGGTTGGACCTTCGCGTCCACAATCCCCGGCATGTTCTTGGTCTTGACGTTGATCCAATAACAACCGTCGTATGCTGGGTCGTTAGGTTTCTCAGCGTCGCCGTCCCGAAGGGGATGGCGCAAGTTCGGGGGACGCTTGCCAGCGTCAGGCCACTTCGCCGCAGTCGCGGCCTCCACCGCACCGTTCAAATTGCGGATGGTGTCCTTGTCGTCTTTAGGTATCAGGAAGGACATAGAGTATTCCTCCTTGCCCGACAGCTCGTTAAGACGGGGGGTAAAAATTGAGACGTAAGAGCCTCGGCCTTGTCCTGTTACAACTGAAGTATCAGATGCTTCTTTTTTCTGTGCTGTTGCGTTCATAGCGTTTTCCTTTTTTTACTAGTTAAATTCACGGCCGTCGTCAAACTGAAAGTCGGGGCGTGGGTCATCGGTTGGCACGACGCTGGGCTTACCCTTGGGCTTCGTGATCACAGATTCTAGGTGTCGAGCTTTTGCTTTACCCAGCAGCTTGGTAGCCTGCGCGGGTGAGATAAGAGACGACGTATAAATTTCATGTTGGTTTTTTCCTAGCGAAAGCAGGGCGGCCTCGGCTTGGCTGTTGCCTGTCCACTTCCTGTTAGCGCGCCCCTCGACAATCTTGAAACCCGGAACGTCTAGCCCTTTGACCAGACCGCCAAAAGCTTCTTCTCGCACCGCAGCGCACCACGCCTCGATGGTAGGGACTTGCTCTAGCAGCAGCCCAAGGTCTGCGTAATCCAGCAGCTCGGGATTCTTGGTAGCCAGCGGTTTGCCTGCTTGTAACGTCTCAAGAGCAGTGCCGAACTCACCAAACTCTTCGCATGCAACCCGCATTGACTCTTCGGCCCGAGCTGGGCATTTGCCTTTTGCTAGGCAGAATCTGCACTGCTTATTGCCGGGGACCAGTGGGGCAGGGCGCTGCCTAGCAAGCTCGCTGGCCTCGGCTGCAACTAACCCAAACGCAAGAACCTCCTCAAGCGTATACTCGGCGACCGAGATGTGATCTCTGCGCGGCTGGTATATATGTATGCGTATGGTCTTGAGCGGCGTTGACATAGCAAACTCAAACTCGAGGTACGCGCCAAGGGCGTAGAGCAGACCCTGCTCGTTCTTGTCAGCGTGTACCAGTACGCCCTTTCCGTATTTGAGGTCGATGACATCCATGACGCCGTCGCCTAATACAATGTGATCGCTCGTTCCAAAGCCGCCCTTGACGTAGGACTCATAGCTGACCCGCACCTCGGTGAAATGGTCGCCAACGATCGCGTTACAGTAGTCTGCGTAAGCATGGGCATGTTCAAACATCGCGTCATCGAGTCTCACGATGTCGGCATCCAACTCCACCGGACCCGGATACTCAGAAGGCCATACCAGCGCATCTTTTGCCTTGTGGTAAAGCATTTTGACGTCGGCCTCAGTACCATCTAACAAGTTGGCAGCAACGCAGTGCGCGGCTGAACCCTCGATCGCGGCAGGCGATGACGTGTCAGGAATGTCCCTGCACATCTCAATAGAGCCGGGGCAGGGTATCCAGCGGTGCGCGCTGCTGGCTGAAAAAACAGCGTGGGCGCTCATCGTTGCTCCATTGCTAATCGGTAGTTGTGCCATTTGACGGTCACTTGATCGCGCGTTTTTGCAAAGAAGACCAGTGAGCCAGTAGCAGGCGTCTGGACCGTCAGCTTGAACCACGCAGGACTGATCGCTTCGATAAAGAGAATCACGCTTTGCCAGCCTTAACCATCCAGTCAGACGCGGTCTCAACCAAATCGTCGTACTTGCTGGCATCTAAATCGCCGAGGCGATCAACGCCAAAGGACTGTACAAGCTCCTTCGCCCTGTCACGCCCCAGCGTGTCAGCAATAGCCATCACGACGCCTCTCGCATCGTCCAAAGATCGTTGGACCTTGAGGGGTATGTGCATGTGCGGGTAATCCTTCTCGGGCGGCTCATCCCGCTGTTCGATCGGAGAGCTGCGCACAGCGGCTTGCCACTCTTCGGCGGTCGGGCCTCTCTGTAGAGGCTGCTCGAGCGGGGGCAGCAGGGCGCGAAGACTTTCCATCTGGCCTGCGAGAATGACTATCTGGTCGGTAAGGTCTTGGAGTGTTTTTTCGATCATGGTTTCAGCTCTCAGTCGTTAAAAGTGTAATAGGTTTTTTTCGGTACTGCGTTACAACTGAGTTGATATTAGACTTGTAAGTGTAACTTGTCAACTAGAAAGTGTAATTGAATGTAAAAAAATACCCACGCCCGTGTAAAACAAGCGTGGGCTGCATCCGTGAAGCTATTTACTGCGGATCAAATCCCAATGCTTTGTGGCCTCGACGGCCTCTTCCAGCTCAAAAAGATCGACCCACTCAAACACCTTTTGATAAACCCTGTCTTGTTCACCGAACAAGACATCCAAGTATTCGCCTTCGGACATCGAAGCGTCGCCTACGCTAAGGTCAAGTATCCCAGCCCGAATTTTACTTTGAAGTACGCCTACCATTTTTAATATTTCAACCCCTTGTCTCGTAAGGAAAAGCCGGTCGGGCGCTATAAAAAAACGTAGAGATTTAACGCGCTCTGAGTACCAAGCGTATGCAGTAATCCCGCGTGAGTTCTGTGCGGTTGTTGCTCTTGACATCCTAGCAGTATCGGCGACTGACGGCGGGTGCATGCGCAACTCGACTGAATATTCATGGCCGTCGCGTGACACTAAATACGGAGAACCTGTCGGCTGAATATCCCCAGCCTGAAAATACCCATGCCAGCCTAACTGCTCGAGCAAAGTCCGCCCGCACACCTCTGACGCGGCGGCCAGTGCAATCTGGTGTTTAGAAGCTATGGTACTTAGTTCTTCTGTAGACCTTCGTAGCGCGTTAATTTCTTTGAGCGGGCTTTCTTCGCGCAGGGGCGTCGGGATCGAGAACCCCCCTGAAGCTAGTTCTGGCGTGTCGCTGATGAGAAAGCCAACGCTACACTGCAACATTTTAGCAAGCACTGGGAGGTGGTGTGGCCTCGGAAGCGAGTCGCCACTAAACCAGCGTTGAACGCTCTGGGGCGTAACCCCGCACTCTTTAGAAATTTCGGTCTGTGTTAAGCCTAGATTTTTGGCTTCGTTAGAAGCTCTCGCGGCAAAGCCGCTGTGGACAGTTTTGGTCATGGTCATAACCTTCGTGTGCGGGGGGCGTTTAATCCGTGTCGCCATTTGCGCAGAGTGTACTTTGCCCATCGGCTTGGCAAAGTTTCGCAGAGAAAGTCTGCGAACCGTCACTCTACGTCACACCGAGGTTAAATGCAAGCGTAGGTTGTAAGCAACACGCATTACTCGGGGTAAAGTTGTGAAGCGCGGTTGTGTTGATTACAAGTTGCAGTTACACTTGCTACAAGTTACACGGATTTACACTTTATGTGTGTTTTCACCTCTTACTTGTCTAAGGCCACCTTATATATGTCCAGTTCTCGATCCCACAGTATGACCAAAGCCCAACTCAAATCAGCCGACCGCGCCCTTCAAGCCGCACTCTTACGCATCCTCGACGGGAACCTGTCAGAGTTGGCGAGACGTTGCGACGTCACACCCCAAGCCGTTCAGTCGTGGATGGTTAAGGGCGCAGTCCCGGCTCAACGAGTCGTGCAAGTGTGCAATGCGCTCGACAACGAAGTCACTGAGCATCAACTGCGCCCGGATGTTTTCCGGTCTCAGTAGCCTGCCCCTCTTATTTGTACTCCGACCGTTAAGGCACGGTAAAAAATCAATTAGAAGGGCAGGGTAAATGACAATCAATGTAACGTATGGTACGGGCGCATCTAACGCGAACAACCTCAAGCGCATTAACTTAAACACCATCGCAGACTTTGGAGACTTTATCCGAGGTGGTGCAACGCACGTCAGTAAGCTGGACCCCTCCCTCGGCAGCCTGTCCTCGTGGCATGAGCTGCCAAAAAAGCAGCGGGATATTCTCAAGGTCAAGTGCCACTATATAATAGCGGGCAAGACGCAAGGAACGCGGCGCAAGCTAGAGTTTGTCACTGGTGTTGACCAGTTAATACTAGACCTCGACGAAAACGATCAATCCCACCACGACCTCGCGCAGAAATATGCGTCGTGGGCCTGCGTCTATTTCCAGACGGCAAACAGCGTTGGCGGGGCGAGGCGTTGGCGGGTCACGCTGCCTCTCAACGTCGAGCTGACGGTCGAACAGTTCAAGATCGCAGCCCCTGAATTTTTGCGTATGCACGACATCTCTGCCGACAGTTGCTCATACAACCCTTGCCAAGCCCAGATGCTACCCCTGATTTTTGACGACTTGACACCCCAAGTGCATGTTATCGACGCGGATTTCTTAGACCTCACTGCCTACCTAACAGTGCCTGCAACTAGCGTATTGGCCGCGCCCGTTGACGATCTCGACGGTGCGCTGAAAAACTTTCGCCCTGTTTTGCACGACGTTACGCGCGAGCAGATCACCGAAGAGTTGGCTGGCCTTGATCCAAGCTGCTCCCGAGAGGAGTGGCTGCGAGTAGGCATGGGACTGCACCATCAGTATGGGGGTGAGGATGAGGGCTTAGAGATTTGGGATGAGTGGAGCATCGGCTCGGGCGACAAGTACGTCGAAGGCATCTGCGAAAAAGAGTACACGTCTTTTAACTCACAGCTCTCGGACCGACCGCCCATCACGATCCGGTCGGTGTGCAAGAACCTCGGAAAGAAAGAGCGCACTGCCGCGCGGCAGGAGATCAGAAAACTGTGGTCGCGGAAGATCGCGCGGTGCGCAGACGAGGGTGAGCTGCGGGACCAGTACACCGTAGAGATTTGTGAGGAGATAGCCCTCGGAGACTACGACCGGAACTTGCTCGCGCAAGCCATTCAGGCGAGGTTGCAGGAAATGGCGGTGACGTCTACTGGCAGGACGGTTAAGCCTCACCCGATCGGCGAAGTGCGAGAGTGGCTTAATCCTAAGAGGTTAACTAAGAACACGCCGCCCAATAAGGGTGTGGCCGCTGACCTTGAGGATAGCTGGCCCGCTGGTTGGGTGTATCTCCAGAACGGCGACGAGTTCATGGAGCTGAAGAGCAAGCGCCGATGTTCTTCACGGGGTTTTCAGGCTGAGTTTAACCGAAAGATGACTGGCCCTGACGGTGTGCTGATGGCCCCTGCCGACGTGTGGGCGTTGTCGCTTTGCGAGAAGCCTATAAAAATAGTAGGCCAAAGAATGTATGCACCGGGGCGTCCCCCTGTCTTTACTGATGACAGCACAGGAATAACATATGCAAACGAGTGGTCCGCCGAGACAGTTCCAAAGGGCTGCCCTCCAGAGGCTTGGCTTGACGCAGACTACCGCGCGGTTGGCAGCTTTTTGCGGTTGCTGACCCTGCTTCTCCCTCGTAGGGAGCGCAAGATATTCTTCTACTGGATGGCTTGGATCATTCAAAATGAAGGAGTACACATCAACTGGTGTCCTATTATCCAAGGTCCGCAGGGCGCGGGTAAAACGATGCTGTCTGAGATTATGCGGGCCTGCCTTGGAGCGCCGAATGCCAGCTCAGTTGACGCGCACGTTTTATCTACTGGCTTCACCTCGTGGGCAGAGGGTTCCTCGCTAAAAATCATCGAGGAAATTCGGTTGCCCGGAGAGCGAGGCACAGCGCACTCGATCATAAATGCAATGAAGCCGTACATTACTAACAACCGAGTGCCGATACATCGAAAAGGCCGCGACCCGTTTGAAGTACCAAATTACACAAACTACTTAATGTTAACTAATCACGAGGATGCCATCCCGCTTGAGAGCGGAGACCGCAGATATTTTGTCACGTTCACGACACCTCGAAACGAGTCCGACGTTGCCGCAATGGTCGAGCGTTGCCCCGGTCTTTTTTCCGGTGTGTTTAAAGCCTACAGCGATCACGCCCCTGCACTGCGCTGGTACTTAGAGAACGTCAAGATTCCACACACCTTTCAACCCTTCGGCCACGCGCCCGACTCAGAATTTAAACACGTCATGCGCGGCAATACATTGCCGCAGGACGAGTCCGCACTCGTTGAAGTGCTGGGAGATGTTTTTGAAGGATGCAACGGGGAGGGTGGGGTGGTCACTACAAGCGCCATAACACAGCGTCTTCGGAGTGAGTTCTCTACTACTGTTCGCCCAGCGCGAATCGCCATGTTGCTTCGCAATTTTGGCTACGAGAAGCTTAACTCCAACGCTCAGGGAAAGCTGAAGTGGCGGGGTCGTGTCTTTACGGTGTATATAAACCCAACCAAGAGTGGGTTAAAAAATTACGCGGGCAACGTAGAGGCTGTGCGTGTTGCGCTTGACGCAACGGTTGGAGGTGAGTTCAAGTGACCGTCAAAATTATAGGGCTGGCTGGGCCAGCGCGAACGGGCAAGGACACGATCGCCGCTCACCTTGTGCGCGACCACGGATACACGCGCTACGGTTTTGCCGACCCCCTTAAAAGAATGTTGGCGGCGGGGTTCGGTCTCAGCGAGGATCATCTCAACGGCCATTTAAAAGAAGTGGTTCTCGAGCCGCTCGGCAAGAGTCCACGCGAGTTGCTGCAAACGCTTGGCACTGAGTGGGCGCGTGACATTGTCCACCAAGACACATGGCTGATCCTTGCAAGCAAATTCTCAGAGCGGTACACGTTTGTAATTATTCCTGACGTCCGGTTCGAGAACGAGGCGGCGTGGGTCAGAGCGAAAGGTGAGCTATGGCACGTTCGCCGTCGGGCCGCGCCTACTGTTGCTGCGCACACCAGCGAGGGTGGGATTATCCCGCGAGAAGGTGAGCCTGTTATTCATAACGACTCATCAATAGAGCAACTTGAATTTACAGCCCGCAAACTGTTGGGGGTACGATGAGAAAGTTTTTTAAGAAAGTGGTGATCCGAGATGATTACATGACGCGATGGCATCTCATCCCTCGGAATAAATATTGCAACATCTACTTGCACAGATTTCACAACTCAGACGACGCTATCCTACACGACCATCCGTGGTGGTCGGTAAGTTTCTTGCTTAGGGGTTGCTTGTGGGAGGAGTTAAGGGCTAAAAGTGGTCGGTGCTTTGATCGCAGGATACCGTGGCTTTGGCCTGTGTATCGCAGAGCCAAGCTGCTTCATCGGCTTGACGTATATCACAGCCCGGTTTGGACTGTATTTATCACTGGCCCCGTCAAACGGCGGTGGGGTTTCTCGACCCCAACTGGGTGGGTTGACGCGGGCCAGCATCTGTCTAAGACGGGACGCGCGGCAGGACTAAAAGGGTGAGCGCCCTCGAGCGGATCGCGTTGCTCGGGTGTCGGAGCAGCACCGCATTCTCTGACTCGGGCGGCAGGACTTCAGGGCGCGCGGCAGGACTTCAGAGCGGGTGGCAGGACGTCGCCGCCAGCTTGGCCGCTCCTGATGACCCGCGACCCGTCGCTGAGTTCGCTCGGCTGCTGGTACTCGGGGAGCTGTCGCGCGGTGAGCTGTCGCGCCTGACCGAGTGGGTCGGCGGGTCCGAGCGGCAGGCGTCAGTCGCGCTGCTATCCACGACGGCCAGTTTTTACGGCGACGTGTTTGGCGAGCGGACTGTGTCTAGGCTGTTAGGAGTAACGCGCCATACGTTTAGGAAGAGCCGCGCTGCTCACGATGGGCGGGTTGCGCGTTGCATGGAGTTGTTGTCGGAAGCTGAGTATCGGCTGGCCCGCAAATAGTTTTGCCCCCAAAATCAGGGGTGTCAGTGGTAGGGGTGGCCTCGGCAAATCGCTTAGACGTCAATACAGAGCCTCGTTTTTTTCAATTTGGAACCCTTGGAACCCTTTTCCGGTTAGTTTTCGTTTTTGACTTCGTGTAGCGTTGCTCTTAACTGGTCAGGAGCTAGGTTTTTTAGGCGGGCAAAAACGAATCGGTTTTTGCCCACTTAGGGGGTTGACAGGCGCAAAAAAAAGCCCGCACGATGGCGGGCTGAGTATACTGAGCCGAATAACCTATGTCATTCGGCTCACCCTAGTGGGGCAGGGCGGTTAGCTAGGAAACAACTCGCCTCGCCGCCTATCCAGTAGTTCCTTCCTTCTCCACTGTCTAAGGTCTTGGGACAGCTCTGCCGCCGCAGCGCGCGCCTCCTCAAGCGAAACGCGGTCGCCTCCGCAGCCCACATACTTGCGGCGGCCCGCAACTATCGCGCGCCAGTACCACGCCTTGCGGCCGTTGGCTTGTACTATTAGGTACAGGCCGTTGCCGTCAGCGCGTTTGGCCTTTTTGCCAGCGGCAACCATTCGGCTGATGGTATCCGGGGTTATTGCTTTAACGGGATGTCTCTTCATCGTTGTTCCTCAAAATATTTTTAAAATTTATGCGGCCCGGTCGTTAGGGGGCCGCAGTATATTGTTGCTGCTAACTGGTCAGTGATACTGGATTCCTTCCTCCGGTCCGTCAATCAAATCCGAGATCACGATCCTTCCGAATTTCACCAGCGATGCTTCCAGTTTCTTGGGTGTCGCGCCCTCCAGTTCGCCGGGGCAGAAAACTACCACGGCGTAGCCTTCGCTCTTTAACTGGGCGACGGCATCGAGGACGTCAAGCATTTGTTTTTTAGTCATGTGTTACTCCTATTGTTAGCTTGTGAAGGGCAGCGGCCTGCCATTTACGTTGTCTCTGTGAGCGTTCGCGCCGCCGATCGTTGGCTTTCTTGGCGGCCCGACAGTGTCGGTTTTTTCGCTGCTTGGACTTGTTGTAATCAAAGATCACATCCACGCTCCTATCAGTAGATAAATGGGTGTTAGGTAGACTGCTAATACCAGCAGCCCTGTCAGGTCGTTGTTGCTCATTTCATACTCCCTTTACGCATTGGTTCTAGGTAACGGTGCATGTCGCACCCATTCATTGCAGTGCGCTGATGCATTCGCTTGGTCTGCTTATCGCGCTTGTTCGTGCAGGGTCGATCAGGTCGGTTATATTTAGCTTTCATAGTCTTGCTCCTAGTTGATTAACAGTAGTGGTGATTATTTTTCCTGCCCGCCGCATCGGCGTGTTGGCTGCCGCCTCAGTCCGATCGAACTCGGCGGCGATGCGGCGGTTGAACACTGATATGTAGCTGGACCACGCGGCTATGCGCGCCAGCCCAGCTTGCTTGTGGAGCTGGTCAGGATCGACGTGCCGGACCTCGTGCGCGGCGGTCGCGCGACAGGCGCGCCGCAGGGTTTCAAGTGCGGTCGATCCAGCCCGCGCGCTGCTCGGTGAGCGCGCCAGCGCGCCTGCGGCCAGCTCGGCCAGCTCGATGTCAACGCGGTGCATGGTGATCTTCCGCGCGGTCTTGTAGCGCCCTCTCTGGGCGCGCCAGAGCGCGGTGTCGCCGTCTTGGCGGTAGTTGAGTGCAGACATGGCAGAGGCCCAGCCAGACGTCTGTGCGCGCGTCAGCGGCCTCGGGTGCGCGGGTGCGCACCAGTAGACGACGTCGGCGTCGCGGCGGCTCATGCGTCCACCGCCACGATCACTCGCTGGCCTGTCTGCGCGACGATCCGCTGAGTGTAGCTATCGAGCGGACGATCCATTACGGTGATGACGCCAGCCTTGCCCAGCTCGGCCCAGTCCTCGTTGGAGTATTCGCCGTCGGTGAAGCATAGGTGGATGTCGGCCTCGATGCCGTTGGCCTCGAGCCATTTGACTGACTCGGTCAGGTCAGTGCCGCCGCCTCCGGGGATCTCGAGGTCCAGCAGCTCGCCGCCGCTAAAGACCGTATCAACTTGCTTGACCTTGTGGTTGCACCAGACGACCGTGACGCCATCGGCTGGCTGTAGGACGTCGATCGCCGCTGCGCATTCCACGATGAACGCCACGAGGCGATCTCGATTGACCGACCAAGAAATATCGATCGTTAATACTAAGGAGTTAAGAGTACCGCGCGTCGCTGGGCTGACAACCCCCAGCAGGCTGAACCGACGGCTGTGGATGCGCGCTGGGTCGGCCGTGCCATTGCGGCCCGCGCAGTAGAAATCCTCGGCCAGCTCTGAGCGCCAGTCGGCTTTGGACGCCTGCGCTTCTACTCTGCCAGCGCCGCGCAGGCCCGCAGTCGGCTGCTGGTCTTCGCGCACCTCACGCTGCTTGACTGCAACCTCCTGCACCTCGATCGCTCGATCGACTGCGCGCTCTATCCGCGCCTCGTCTTCAGCCTGCTGGGTAGCCTGATCAGCGCCTGAGTATTTAGGCTCGAGGTGCTGGCCGTCGCCGTCGTCGCCGTCATCATCACCTGACTCGCCGTCG